ATTGGAAAGCAGCAGTAAAAACTTTTGCCCCCATGCTTGGAACAGCGTTAGGTGGGCCGGTTGTAGGGACGGCAACAAAAATGTTGTCTGATGCATTACTTGGAAAAGAAAATGCAAACGAAGATGAACTTGCGAAAGCAATTCAGAATGCATCTCCTGATGATATTTTGAAAATTAAGCAAGCTGAGCAAAATTTTGTTCTTAAGATGAAAGAGCTTAAAATAAAAGAAAAAGATCTTGTGTTTGAAGATAAAAAATCTGCAAGAGAGATGCAGGTAAAAACAAAATCTAAGACACCTGCTGTGCTTGCATATCTTCTTACAGCAATGGTTGGTACTATGGTATATGGTCTTATGTTTTATGCAATTCCTGAAGGAAATAAAGATATAATTCATATTGTTTTTGGGAGTGTTATGACAGCTTGGATCGGGGCAACACAGTTCTTTCATGGGGCAACTATTAATGACGAAGATAGGTGAGCCGTATAAAGTTCATCTTGTATCTGGATTTATACTTTCTGGGTGGTTATATATTTATCCAACATGGATAAAATTACCTGATGAGACAGTAAAACAGTTTGCAGTTTTAAAGATACCTGAAAATAAAATAAAAAAAGTTTATACATGGCAGATTATTAAGGAGAAGTTAAAATGTTGGTTGGCCTTCAAGAAGAAATAGATAAACACCCTGAATTAGTTGGTGCTTCAAAAGAAATAATTATAAAAACATTAAATAAAGAAGGAAGTGCTGAAGTTAAAACTTGGGTAATAAACCCTTCTCCTGTTATGCGTACTATCAATGATGTATATACAAAGTATATATCTGACGCCTCTCTTACAAGACTCATAGATTTTCTTGATCAATCTGAGAATAAAGCGCTTAAGTTAAGATTTGATAAAGCAACTCATTTTAATCTTAGTAATGATGTTGTAAGAACACTGATGACAAGGCTGCATGCTGCTGGTATTATTACTGATGATGAGTATAATGTTTTGAAAAGAGCAGGAGAGGTAAGATTATCAAGAGCAGAAGAGTTGTTTGGGAGAAAAATTACAATAGAGGATTTTTACTGATGAAAGTTTTAAAGATTATATTAATAATAATAGGTAAGATAAAAGATAAAATGAGTGAATCTTTTGTTAGATTGATAAAACATATGCTTGGCCTTGGAGGTTATTAATGGCAAATGAAATTCTTTTAAAATCAAGAACTACTATTACAGCACAAGCAAGTGGTGCTTTAACAGCAGGAGAAGACCCTAACAGCGGTACTTATACAGGTGGTGCTGCAACTGTAATAGATAACACATATGATGCTGGTACAGAAAATTCACTTGGAGCTGATTATCTTCAGCTTGAACTTGATGTTACAACAGCACCAACAACAGCAGGTGGAGCAGAAGTTTGGTATCGTGGTTCCGAAGATGGGACAAATTATACAAAATGGAAATATAGTCATACGGTTGGAGATGATATAGCAACAACAGCAGATAGATATGACGCAGGATTATTTTTTCTTTCATATCAATACACAGAGTTAAAAGTAAAAGCGGTTGATTATGGGTATACAGCAACATTGTATGCAACTCCAAAACTTCATGAAGCTCAATAATGGCAATATTTTTACAACATAAATATAAACAGAAACCTCAAGCTTGGGGGCCTGTTGATCGTGTTCAAGGTGTACTTTTTGAACGTGCTGCTAAGATAGGCATTGATCCTTATAAGATTGAACTTGCGATGCCTATGTGGTGTGGTGGTGATCAATATGATTATAGTAAAAATAGGCTGGTTGGAGTAAATAATGGTGCTGTTTATAATGAGAATGGTTTAAAGTTTAATGGTGTTGATGATTATATAAATTTAGGTACAATGGGTGATTTTGGGGATAAATTAGATTCTCATGAAACAACAATATTAAGTGTTTTAAGTACAACACAAACCGTTTCACAAGTTTTATGCGGTCAAGGTAATAATACCGGAAATGATACTGTTTTACAAATTAATATAAATAGAGATGCTGTTTCAGGTACAGATAATTTAGGTTACATTTATTATCGTTTAAGAGATGAAAATGATGCAGCAAGAACATATCAAGCATCATATAATACCGGGATTACAGATGGAAATATACATTTATTAGCTTGTGTTATATATAGACAATCACCAGGGAAAATTTTTCTTGACGGTGAATCTTTGAGTTTAAGTGAAATAAATTCTTTCAATGTTGTATACACAGCTAATTTTACTGATGGATTTACCGTAGGTGCATTAAATTGGAAAGGTGTTATAGGCACAAATGGGTTTTTTAAAGGAAATTTTTTATCGTACATAATATATTCTGATATTGTATTTGTAGATCAAATAGCTTTTCTTTCAGACAACTCATATTATTTCTGGCAGCTTGAAAGAGAAGTATTTTTTAGTATACCATCATCTGTTATTATAAAAACAATATCTGATTTAAGTGTAGGAGTAGACAGCATAAATCAAATTACAAATAGTTTACAAATTTCAGATACAGGTACAGGAGTTGATGGATTTTCAAATTTAAGTGCTACAGCCTTAGTAGATGATACAAGTGTTGCCATAGATAATAATATAATTTCAGCAAGTTTAACAGTAAGTGATGTATCAAGTGCAGCAGATTCAATTTCAAATATTTTAAACTCTTGTATTGTTTCTGATAATAGTGTTGCAAACGACATAGCAAATATTCTTGTAAGTGCATTAGTATCTGATGTAGGTGCAGGTGTTGATTTAGTTAGTGTTTTAACAGAGACATTAAAAACTGTAACAGATATAAGCACTTCAAGTGATAATATTACAATAGCGCCAATAACATTGAGTGTATCAGATCAGGTTGTTGGTAATGACATTATAAGTTCAATATTAAATATATTACAAGTTCAAGATTCTTCTGTTGCTACAGAAGTAATAAATATTTTACAAACAAAACTTGTTTTAATACAAGATACAGGAATAGCAAATGATGTTGTAAATATCTCTGCTTCTGTTGTTGTAAATGACATAGGACAGGCTTCTGATGTTATTTCTCAAGTATTAAACAGTTTAAGTATATCTGACAGTGCAAGTGCTGTTGAAAATGTAATTGCAACTGATATAAATTTGTTACCTCATGGGAAAGTTTCAATTAGTTTTTCAATTAAAATACCAAATGTTAATTTTAATATAAAGAAACCAAGTGTTAGTTTTAACTTAAAATAAAGAGGGTAGAAATGGTAGCTGATAAAGGAATGATGGAGAAAAAATGGATAATCAGGCGTTATAATTCATATCAGGATTATCTTGATGGGAAATTGCCTGATAAAATTATTGATGCAACAGGAAAAGAACTGCCTGGTGAATCTGTATTTTATCATAATGTTCTGTTATCTGAAGGTATAACAGAGATGCTTAATCTTTTGACAGGTCTTGGTACTCCAACAGCATTTAGTAATGCAAGTGCTTATCTTGGTGTTGGTGAAAGCACAACAGCAGCAGATGCAACACAGACAGGGCTTCTTGGAACTACAGTTACATATAAGCCTATGGAGACAGGATATCCAACAATATCAGGTGGCACTGTAACATGGAGGTCTGTATTCGATGGTGTATCTGCCAATAATGCTTGGCAGGAATTTACTGTTGCAAATGGAAGTGATAATACTGCTGTAAACCTTAATAGAAAAGTAGATGATCAAGGTACAAAAGCTTCAGGTCAGACTTGGACTCTTGATCTTGAGATTACATGGTCATGATTACTGTAAGTCCATATGAACAAGGAACTGCTATAGTGACTATTGATCCTCAAGATGAAGATGGAAATAGCCTCACTATAAGTCAGCTTACAAATCCTCAGTGGCAGCTTATGAGGGTTGACGGTACTATTATCAATGATAGGTCTTTTGCAAATAGTTCTGTTACAGATTTAAGTTGGGTGTTGTCAGGAGACGATCTTGCAATATTCAGTATGTCAGATACAGGTGAAAGAGTCTTATCATTTAAAGCTACATATAATAGTACAATAGGTTTAAATTTACCTTTAATAGGTGAATGTGAATTTACAGTTACAAAAGTGCTTGGACAAACAAATATTGATGAGGCTTGATGATGTCAAAAGAAACTTGGATTGCGTTGATAAGTTCTGTTATTGGATTGTTGATTGGGATCAGTACGGCATATACAGTATTGAAGATTGATGATGCTGTAATGAAAGAAAAGGTGTGTGCTATAGAATCATGTACTAAACAGCAACAAAGTGATATTAATATATTAAGAGTTGAGTTAAGTAAAACACAAACAGAAATAAAAAATACAGATGAAAGCTACAGGTCTTTGCAGAGAGTGATAAAAGAAATGGCTAAAAGTAATAGAGATTTAGCTATTGCTATAACAAGACTCGATGAAAGACAAAGAAATTTTGAAGTGTTTATAAAAAAATATTTAACGGATAACGATAAATGACATTTATTCAAAGAATACTTAAACAAAGAGGTACAAAAGATTATATACTTCGTAAAGCTGTGTCTTCAGGTTTAGTAGATTCAAATTATCCTTCAAAAGGCTCTGTTGAGATTACAGAAGATTATTATGTATATTCTGTACCTATGAGTATTTCTTTGTTACAGAAAAGCGGTACTTTAGTTAAACAAGGTGATGTGTTGTTATATGTTGATCCAACATATGTTATTAACACAAACGATAGATTTGTTAAAAATGATGAAGTGTATAATATAGTTTCTTGTCAAGAACACAGTTTGTCTGGTGAAATATTATATTATACTGTTCATTTACGGAAGTAACATGGGAACAAATTTTAAAGAGTTTGGCAAAGAGTTATCAGCATTAAGAAAACAGATAGCAGAAGAAATTACTGATGTTATAAAAGATGTTGGTAAAGAGGTATTTACTGCTGTTAGAGAGCCTGCACCTCTTGGTACTCCTGTTGTTACTGGCTGGGCAAGATCAGGTTGGAGAATAAACATAAACACACCTACACCTGGGAGTGTTCCTGAAGAAGCCGATAGTGGTACGATTGCTATGTCAAATAGTGAAGCTGAGGCTTCTTTAGCAACTTTTCTTGGAATGAAAGATTTAACAAAAGTAGATCATATTTTTGTTGATAACAGAGTGCCTTACATGAAAAAACTTAACTATGAAACTGCTAAGCAATCCCCAAAGTTGTTTGTTGAGAAAGCTATACAGCGTGGAACAAATAAACTTAATAAGAAAAGAGTTATCAAATGACAACAAGAGTAACGGTAATAGATATTTTATTAAAAGAATTTAAATCGTCTTATAATCTATCTTACCCTGTTTCTTATACTAATAATGAAGATTTTATTAAACCAACTAATACACCATGGATAAAGTTTGATATAGTTAATAATAACAGCGAACAAGCTGGATTTTCAACTGAAGGTAATAGACGATTTAGAAGATTTGGTATTATATCATATCAAGTTTATGTACCTCCAAACACAGGGACTTATAATGGTGGTGAAATATGTAATACAATAAATAATATTTTTGAAGGAAAAAGGTTTGATGATGTTTATTGTGAAACAGGAAGTTGGTCTGAGATAGGAATTGTTGATAATGATTTTTTCATGTTTCAAGGAATAATATATTTTAATTTTGATGAGATAAAATAATGGAGAGAAGGAGAAATTAACATGAGTGCTAAAAGTAATAAAACTACACTCAGTTTTGCAAAAGAAGATACTATAGGTGTTCTTCCAACCACACCTGATTGGTATACAATAGAGTGGAATGATTTAACAACATTTGGAGCAAGTATATCTACTGTTTCAAGAAATCCTGTATCTCAAAAATTAATGGAGCAAGAAGGGGCTGTATCTGATCTTGATTCTGCTGTAGAATATCAGACTGATTTAACAGTAAGCTCTTTTAATAATTTCGCACAAGGTATGTTTTATTCTGTATGGAAAGCTCAGACAGAGTTTACACCAACTGCTGTAACAACTACAGGATATACAGTTACAAGTGGCGGTACATTAGCATCAGGAACCTTGGTGTATGCTAAGAATTTTAGTAATAGTGAAAATAATGGATTAAAGGTTTGTACTACTTCAACTGTGGATACAGAGATTGAAGTTACAACTACATTAGTAGCAGAATCTCCTCCTCCTGACGGAGCTACTGTAACTGTAGCTGGTATTCAAGGGGCTTCTGATGATATCCAGATGGATTCTGATGGTAATTTAATTTCAACACTTCTTGATTTTACTACACTTGGTATACAGGTTGGGCAGAGTATTTATGTTGGTGGAAGTGATGACGCAACTAAGTTTACCGCTACAGATTCAAATGGATTTGCAAGAGTCAGAATTATAGAAGCAAATAAACTTACTCTTGATAAAAGGGATTGGACTACAGGTGTAGCTGATTCTGGTACAGGTAAGACTATTCAGATTTTTATTGGTAGCTTTATTAGGAATGTACCTCAAGATGATAGTGATTTCCTTGAAGAAACTTATACATTTGAAGGTAAGATTGAAGGTATGACTGAGGGTATTGTATATGAATATCCTAATGGAAACAAAATAAATACTGTTGCTATTGAGTTTCCTTTAACAGATAAAGCTAGTATCACATATTCTTTTATTGGCCTTGATACTCCTGTACCTACTTCAACACGTAAAACTGGTAATAGATATAATACTTATGATCATGCAGCTTTTGGGACTACATCAGATTTTGCAAGACTTTCTATGAAAGATTCTTCTATGTCTGATTATACAACAAACTTTAAGAGTTTAACGATTAATATAAATAGAAATGTATCACCTGAAAAAGTTATTGGGCAGCTTGGTGCTGCTGATATGAATACTGGCATATTGAATGTAGAAGGCTCTGCGTCTGTTATTTATAATGATAGTGATATGATTGCTGCTGCAAGAAATAATGAGACTACAACACTTGATTTTGCAGTTGTAAATGATGACGGTTGTCTTCATTTTGATATCCCAAGTATGAAATTTACAACTAAAAAAAGTTTTCCAATAAATGAGAGTGTGCTTGTTGATGTAACAATGAAAACTTTTGAGGACTCTTATTTTAATTATGTTATAAGTTGTACGAAATATGTGTATATCCCAATATAAAATACCCAACAGTTTTGTGCTGGCACATAGGGTATAAGGCTGTTGGGGGTCTTATACCCACTTTCAACCCCAATAAGAAAGGAAGAAAAAGTTATGAACCCATTTGAAATGTTCGAAACAGAAGAATCTTATGAAATTAATGGTGTATGGCAGGATTTTGGAGATTTTAGGATTAAGCTGGCAAGGAGCGGAGGAAAGAATACTGCTTATAATAAAATGCTTGCAGATGAGATAAAAAAGCTTGGAAAAGCTACTTTTGATGCTGTTGATCCTGAAGAAGCAACTGATCTTGTAAGAAAAGTGTTTGTAAAAACAATAATAAAAGATCATGAAATTAAAGGTAAAAAAGGTTGGGAGAAAGGTGTATATGTTAAGAAAGATGGTAAGATAACAGTTGTACCTTTTACTTCTGACAATATGGAATTATGTCTTAAACAGTTGCCTGAATATTGGGATAAGATACAGCAGTATGCAGATGATTATAAGGTTTTTCAGAGAGAGGTTGAAACAGAGATAGTAAAAAAGTAACAGAATATCTAAAGTGGAATCTTAAATATGGAGAGTCAGAACAGGTGGTACAAACTAACACTAAAACATTAAGAAATAGAGTGCCACCTACTCCTAAGTTTTTAAAAGATAAACCTACTTTAGATATAAGTTTGATTTGGTATTGGGATAGTTTTTTGCAGCTTAATAGTACAAGGTTTAAAGATTTTGGTGAAATACCTTGGACAGCTATAGACTCATATTGTGATAGATGGGGTATCGTAGAGCCTGAAGAGTTTGATAGCTTTTGTTATATTATAAAGAGTATAGATAAAGTTTATCTTGAAGAATTGAAAGAGAAAGAAAATGTCATTAAAAATTGATATTGATGTAAAAGGTGTTGTACAAGCTGAAAAGGTTGTAAAACGTTCTTTCGATAATATTGAAAAAGAATCTAAGAATGTAGATAGAGCTGTAACTCATATTGAAAAAGCTTTTAAAAATTTACATAAAACTTCTGCTCGTTCTTTAACAGCTATGAAATCAAATACAAGAGTTTTACGTAAAATTGAAAAAGCTGTTAAAAATAATGCTTCTGCTATCAAGTCAGAAACTGCTGCTTTAAGAAAAGAGATAGCTGTATTACAAAAAGCTACTGCTGCACAAAAGAAATATAATACTACAAAGAAAAAAACAAGTCAGATATTTAATATAGCAGTAGGTAATATGGCTGCTATGGCTGTATCTAAAATCACTGAAAATCTCAAAGAAGGGTTGATAGCATTAAAAGAGTATTCTGATTCTTGGATTAAATTTACAAATATTATAAAGCTTGGTGTAAATACACAAGAAGAGCTTATAAGGTCAAGACAAAAAGTTCTTGATATAGCACAAGAAACAAGAACTGATCTTATGGCACAGGCTACTCTGTATAACAGACTTACTCTTTCTCAAAAAGACCTTGGTGTTTCTCAAAAAGAAATACTTGATTTAATTAGAGGTGTTGGTCATGCTCTTGGTGTTACTGCTACAACTGCTCTTGAGTCAAGAGGCTCATTAATACAGCTTGCTCAGGCTTTTGGGCAGCCAATAGTAAGAGCAGAAGAGTTTAACTCTGTACTTGAAGGTACTCCTCGTATTGCAAAAGCTGTAGCAGATGGTCTTGGCCTTACAAGGGCACAGCTTAGAAGACTTGTACTTGCAGGAAAGTTGACAAACAAAGAACTTTTTAAAGCTTTTCAGACACAGCTTCCTGAACTTGAAAGAGAGTTTGCAAATGTAGCTCCTACTATTGCACAGGGCTTTATTAACATAAAAACAGGTCTTATAGCAGTTGTTGGACAGTTTAATGAGCTTACAGGTGTAGCTCCTGCTGTAGCAACAGCATTATCAAATATAGGTAAAAAGATAGGAGCTATTGCAAAGCATGTAGGTGAGCTTGCAGAAGCAACTTCTGATAAGTCTCTTGCAGTGCAGTTGAAGATAGTTGAAGATAAAATATACGCTATAGAACATGCAGAAGAATTATCTTATAAAAGAAGACTTGAGAGACAAAAGAAATGGGCTAATGATCATAGAAAATCTCTTTTAACTATTGAGTCTCCTGCTGATTTACAAAATAGAAAATTACGTTGGGAGCCTTTTAGCCCTAAAGAAAGAAAGACAGGTGTTGATTTTTCTAAAAAAGCTTTATTAACTTTAGAAAGTCAACGTAATAATCTTTTTAAAAAGATGCATTTCCAAGAACTTGAAATGACAAGAAGAAGTGCGGAAGAAAAACAGAAGATAGAGCACCAAAAACTTGTAGAAACAACACAACTTAGAATAAATGCTGTAAAGAAGGCTTTCAAGAGTACAGGAATTGTTAGTAAGCAAGGTATTAAAATTTTAATAAAAGAGATTGATGATGAGAAGAAAGCAAACATAAAAGCAGGAATGGATAGAGTTACTGCTGAAAAAGTTGCTTGGGCTAAGATAACACAGATATATGAAACAGCATACGCTAAAGAGTTTAAACTTGATAGAAAAAGAGCAGATAGAAGAGAAAGAGAGTATCAGAAAGAACAAAAAAGGTTGCAGCTTGCTCAACGTTTAATAGATAAAAGAGATAAAACAGTATACACTCCTGCTGATAAGATAGCTGCTGAGACGCAAGCTAAGTTATTTAAAAAAGAGCATGAAAAATTATATAAAGATATGGCTCGTATGAATAAGTTGACAGGCAAAGAAGCAACTCTAAAACCTGCTAAAACGGAGCTTGAAAAATATGTTAATACTCTTAATGAATCTTTAAAAACAACAACACTACTTGAAAATGTTACTGTAAACGCATTTAAGAGTATGGAAGACGCTATCACAGAATATATTATGACAGGTAAACTTGGTTTTAAAGATCTTGCAAGAACAGCGCTTGCCGAAATTACAAGAATATATGTAAGATCAGCTATTATAAAACCAATGGCAAATGCTGTAAGCAGTTCAAATCTTTTATCAAGTGTTGGTTCTATGCTTGGTAATTTATTTCATACAGGTGGGGTTGTTGGACAGGCTACAACACAGAGAAGTGTTGATCCTGTTATATTTAACTCTACTCCAAAGTTTCATGATGGTCTTTTACCTGGGGAATACCCTGCTATCTTGAAACAAGGAGAAACGGTAAGGACTCCTGAACAAGAGAAGGCACTGTATAAGACACCTATCGTAAATATTAATATTGAAAATAATAAAGAAGATGCAAGTGTAACAACAACACAGCCATTTGTAGATGATCAAGGACGAATGACAATAGGAATTGTAATAGATGCTTTGCAAAGAAATGTTGGTGGTTTAAGAGATATTACAAAAGCTGTTGTAAGTGGATAGGAGAGTGATATGGCTACATGGCCTATAGATGATAAATATGTTTCAATAAAAGAAAATGTTATAAAGCCTGCAAATAGACAGACAAGTTCTGCTGGGTACACAATGTCTTTTTCTAAAGGAAGTTTAAATAAGAAAATATTTACTGTAAAACTTTCATATCTTTCAAAAGATGAAAAAGATACATTAAAAACATTTTTTGATGATAATCAAGGAAGCTCTTTTACACTTAATGACCCTGATCCTTATAGTACAGATACATATGAAGTTGTGTTTGATCAAGATGAGTTGTCATTTGAATACATAAGAGTGTTTCCTGCTGAATACAGTCTTGATGTAAAGTTTAGAGAGGTATAATGCTCCCTATATCTTCACAAGCAATTATTGAAAAGAATAAAATTAATAGTGATGAAACTTGGTTGTTGTTGCTTGAAATCAACTACCCAAACGAATCTTCTGTGTTTGTCTGTTTAAACAATGAAGAAGTTGTATGGAATGGTGATACATATTTACCTGCAATATTTAATCTTTCAGGCATTGTAGAATCTAAAGATGCAGAAGTTCCAAGTATTCCTCTTACAATATTTGATTTAAATAGAACTCTTATTCCTATCATTGAGAAATATGATGGTGGTGTAGGAGCAGAGGTTATTATTAGAGTTGTTCATTCAGGATATTTAAGTAACCTTGTACCGGAACTTGAAGAAACAACAGAAATTATAGATGTTACAATAGACGATAGTGCAAGGATATCTTTTAAACTTGGGGCAGAAAATTTAATTAATTTAAGATGCCCATTACAAAGATATTTAAAAAACAACTGTAGATTCAGATTTAAAGAAGCAGAATTAACTTTTAATACTGGTGGTATTACAGAAATAAAAGCTGATCAATACATTAAAGGAGACACATCAGGAGATACCGCTAAAATTATAGAGGTTAAGCTTACAAATGGTGCATTTACAGCAAGCAATGCTACAGGAATCCTTAAAATATTAACAATACAAGGTAGTTTTCAAGCAGAAACAATATCTTTATATTCTGATGAAAATTTTACAAATCTAATTCAAGCTGGTGTTGCAACATTACCTGGAGTTTCAAGAGGAAGATGTGGATATACAGGAAGTGAAACAAGTTGTGATAGAAGCTATGCAAGATGTAAAGAATTAAATAATAGTAAAAGATTTGGCGGATTCATAGGTGTGGGCGCTACAGGATTTTTAAAATGAATTATAATGATCTTATTGGAATACCTTTTGATGAAAATAATATTAATGGTGTAAATTGTTATGAGCTTTTAAGAAGAGCTTATGCAAAGCATGGTATTTATATTCCTGAAACAAACATCAGTGTTTGTGCTTGTAAACAAGCAAGTGATAAAGAAATTCAAGATCAAATTTTAAAATATTGGAAACTTATAGATAAACCTGAAATACCTTGTGGAGTCCTTATTCTTTCAACAAACCCTGCTTTTGCGAACCATATTGGGACTTACATTGGAAACAATAAGATATTACATATTACAATGAATACAAACAGTATTATTGAAAGACTTTATCCTAAATACAAAGATAAAATTGTTGGATTTTATAAGTTTATTGGAGATAAATAGTGTCTGTAACTGTTACAAGCATACAAAATCCTTTTCAACCTGAAGTAAATATAAAAAACATATATGAATTTGTTGAGGGTAAATCTTTATCATATTATTTACAACATATAGATTTTTCTTTTAATAAAGATATTTCTTTTATTATAGGTGTAAATGGGTGCCCTGTTGATATAGAAGATGATGTTGAGATACATAATGGTGACATAATAGCTGTATGTGCTAAGGTTGAAGGGACTGTAAGTGCTGCTGTAGCTTCTTGGGCAGTTCAAACATTTACTGGTGGCATGATGTTAGGAGGTGTATCTGGTTTAATAGAAGCTGGATTATGGGGGCAGTTATTTGTATATGGTGCTGCTTATGTTGCTACATCTTTTGTAATAGGATATGGTCTTTCACAGCTTGCAGGATTATTAGCTCCTGACATGCCAAGTAGTGTTGATACTCGTGGAGATACATCTGTTGAACAAACATATGGTTGGGGAGACTTACAACAGACAGAAAAAGAAGGTGTAAGGATTCCATATCTGTTTGGAACAAACAAAGTTGCAGGGCATATAATAAATCAGTTTATAACTCTTGAAAATAATAATGAAATATTAAATATTCTTCTTGGTATTTGTGATCACGAAGTAGATGAAATAACAGATATAAGATTAAATGATCAACCTTATACATATTATCGTGATGTTGAAGTAGAAACAAGACTTGGAACACTGAATGATGATGTTATATCTGGCTTCAACGATATAATAACAACATTACAAGTAAATTCAAAACTTAATCAGAATAGCCCAGTTACTATACGTACAGATGGGAATGCTGTTGAAAAATTAAAAATATTTATCACTGCCCCAAGAGGATTATATTATTCAAATAATAACGGGGGCCTTGATTCAAGAACCGCTATATTTCGTATTGAATATAAAACTGTAGATAGTGATACATGGATTTTATATGGCGATAAAACTATAACAGCAGCAACAACAGAACCTCAAAGATATAGTTATGAGATCGATGGATTATCACCTAACCAATATGATGTGAAAGTTACAAGAGCAAACAGTGCAGACCCGGCTACTAACGATACGGTTAATATTTTTGGATTACCTGGTACTATAGGTGATACTCCTGTAATAGGCACTGTTTCTTATAGTCACAGGGGTTGTTCAGATATATATTTTTCTTTCTTGCAAGAAATAGTTAAACAAGAACAAGTTTATCCTGGGCTTGCTAAATATGCAATAAAAGCTCTTGCTACAGATCAACTTTCTGGCAGCCTTCCAACAATAACTTGTTTAGCTCATAAAAATACAGTCCAAATTTATAATGAAAATACAGGTTATTGGGAAGATAAAAGAGCAACAAACCCTGCATGGATAGTTTATTATTTGTTAGTTGAATATGCAGGTATACTAACAAGCAAAATAATATATAGTGAATTTTCTGAATGGGCAGATTATTGTGATGAAGTAATAGATAGCGATTACAGGTTTAATGTAAGTACAATAGTATATACCGGTAATTTTTGGGAGAACATACAAAGAATAGCTCAATTTGGAAGAGCCTCTGTTATTAGGCGTGGGACAAGATATGGTGTGTTTGTAGATAAACCTGATGATACTGTAGTTGATATGTTCACTATGGGTAATATTATTTCAGGTACATTTAAAATGCACTATCTCCCTAAAAAAGATAGAGCTAACGCTATTGAGATTGAATATAATGATCCTGACAGAGATTATACAACTCAAGTAATCACAATATACTCTGAAGATTATTTAAATAATAATGAAGGCCCTAAAAAAACAAATCTTAAAATAAAAGCATCTATATCACAGAAAGAAGCTATAAGAGAGGGTGTTTATAGGCTTAACAGTACAAGCTTATTAAATAGAGTTATAACATTTGATGCTTTTGTTGATAGTTTTGCAGCTACTGTAGGAGATATTGTTTATTTTCAACATATACTCCCTGACTATTCTATCAGTATAGGTGGCAGAATACTTGATGCAGGTAATGATGATGGAAGTGGGAATCCATATATAAAGCTTGATCAAGAAATAACAATAGGTGCAGGAGAAGTATATTCTGTTCTTATTCGGTTATCAGATAATACAATAGTTGAAAAGTTAATTAGTATAAACCCGACAACCTCTGATACATTTATATTACAAAGTAACTGGGAGACAGTACCAAGTAAATATGATATATATAGCCTCGGTCTTGTAGATCAATATAAGAAAAAATATAGACTTACAACTGCAACAAGAAAAGATGATTTTGTACGCACACTTACTCTTGTTGAATATATCCCTGAAATATATACAAATAATGATGGATATATTATCGAAGAACAAGAAGATACAACTATTGTTCAGCAAGCAGACAGTGTTCTTGTAGAAGAAGCACTTATATTTGATGAGTTTGGTAATTATATAAGTCAGCTCTCTATATCTTGGGGTTCAATCGGGACAAAAGGGCTTGACTGGGTTGTTTGGTTAGAAGATTTAACAGCAGGTACTGATCCTATAAAACTTGTTACTACCGGTAATAATTTTGCTACCGTAACAAACCCCTATATAACAAAAGAACATCAGTATCAAATATATATCAATGTTGTGAATGAAGGGGCAAAAAATCATTTTAAAAATATAGCGCTTATTCATGTACAAGGAAAAGATTTATTACCTGAAGATATTACATATTTTTATTTACAAAATGGCCAACTTGTTTGGGAATACCCTGGTAATACAAATGAGATAGCAGGTTATAGATTAAAAAGTGGTATAGGCACTAATATAAACTGGACTTACGCTGATTATGTAAATGATGGTGATTTTGTAACATCACCTTATCCTATTGAATCAACAGGTAAAGTTATGACATATCTCTTAAAAGCTGTTGATTATGAAGGAAGAGAAAGTGAAAACCCTGCTACTATTATATTAAACATAGGTGATATTCTTGTTGACAATGTTGTTGAGGAGTCCATAATTGCCCCTACATTTGACGGAGATATAACCAATGGTACTGTGATATCAGATAAGCTTTATTCTATAAATAACGGTGATTTTTGGACTGGAAGTGAAGATAATAATATATGGACAGGTTCTTCAGGTAATATATTTTTTGATTCAAAGTATCTTGAAATGACGTATATTCAGGAGTTTATACCTATTTTTGAGAATGTTGATACTATTATAGAAGTAGACGCAGAAGCCCCTACAGGATTGTTAGTACATTATAAAGAAGCTCAAATAGATACATATTGGACAGGAAATGAAAATGCTGACTTCTCTATAGCTTGGAATGCTACAGCAGGAGAATATAAACTCTTACCTTCTAAAATTAAATTTACACTTCAACCTTATTTTTTAAAAATAACTACTAATAGTGGTGTTGGGCAAAGCATTATAAACAGTATAACAGTTAAATATGATTTTCCTGATGTAAATGAAACAATAGAAGATGTTACAATAAGTGATACAGGAACAAGATTGCCTATTACAAAAACATATCAAAAGATAAAAAATGTAAGTCTTACACTTCAAGATGATGGTGGCAGTGCAGTAACACTTAATGTTGTAGATAAAGATTCTGAATTAGGGCCTTTTGTATATGCTGAAGATAAAGATAGAAACAAAGTTACTGCTGTTATAGATGCAAGAATACAAGGTTATTGATATATAAGGAGAAATATAAATGACAACTTTACCTCTTTCAACATTTTGGGATACAAGTAAGACTGAAGGAGAAGCAAACACTGGGTGGTTTCAGAAAATGCTTTCTGTTATTAAAGAACTTCCTGGTGGAGCAGAATCTTTTACAGAGCTTACAATATCTGCTGGTTCAATTACTCCAACTGCTGCTGGGCATACAGTTGATACAGAAGCTGACGCAGTTACAGATGATCTTTCTGTTATAGATGTTACAAATATGCCTGAAGGTAGGCGTATTGTCTTAAGAGTTGAAGATGCAACAAGAAGTGTTGTTGTAAAACATCTTGCTGGTGGTACAGGGCAAATTAGTTTAAAAGGTGAAACTGATCTCACACTTAGCAACACAACACAATTACTTGAATTAATTCTTATAGGAACTACGTGGTATCAAATCGGTTTAACAGATTCATATACAGCAGATAGAGCTGTAATTACAGATTCTTCTGGTAATATAACTGCATCATCAACAACTTCAGCAGAAGTAGGATATTTAAGTGGTGTTACATCAAATATTCAAACACAATTTAATAACGAAACAAAAGCGATATTAACAAACACAGGAGATATGGTATATGCCAACTCTCCAAATGAATTAATTAGGTTAGGGTTAGGCGCAGCTGGATATAAACTTTTTGTCAATCAAGCAGGCACACTGCCTGAATGGGGGGAAGGTTTTAAGGTAGGTAGTTTCACAAGAGATACCTCCCTGGCTTCTGGAACTCAATCTATAACTGGGGTAGGTTTTCAACCATCTGCTATTATATTATTAGCAGAAATAGATGCTAAAGCAGAAATGTCCGTGGGTTTTTCTGATGGCTCCTCTCATGTATGTATCTATGATTACTATAACATTTTAGCATCAGATAGTTGGGCTGGCAATACCGGTGCAGTAATATATTTAATTCAAACCCCGTCTATAATAAGCTCAGCCTATATTCAAAGTTTTGATGTGGATGGATTTACTTTATATTGGACAACAACAGGAGCAAAGACAGGGACTGCTGGTGTGCATTATTTAGCCCTTAGATAAAAGGAGTACAGAATATGAAACTTGTTACACCAATCAAAAAAGAAAATTTTACTACTATAAACAACCCTTTGCCGGTTGGAGATCAATATGTTTTTGACATCGTGATTTTTCAATCAAAGGTTTATGCTGCTGTGAGTACACCAGGCCAGCTTCCTTTTATATACAACATAACAGATGGGGCGAAGATTTATATCCAAAATACAATTGCTGGTGAATATTTTCGAGGGCTATATAACTATAAGAATGAAAAGTTTTGTATAGCTTCTTGTCGCCCAGATGGTGGAAAGATATACACTTCTATTGATATGGTAAATTTCACGACAAACTTATCAATCTCAAGCAGTGGTTTTAGATGTATAGGTAAACCTGATTTTTCTGATAGTGTCATTGCTGGCACAGATGACGGAGTAGGCACTGTATACATTTCAGATGATTTTATTAATTGGACTCCGATTATAATAGGCTCACAGCAATGTAACAATGTTGTTATGATGGGCGGGATATTGTGGTTATTAAGTAATAATGGCGTATGGAAAACTGCCGATCTAATCAATTTTACTCAATCAAAATCTGTTGATCCTGATTTACCTCAAATATATGCGGGTTGTTCAGCTCCCGAAGGGTTGTATATTGCAACATCAAAAGCAACTACAGAGCCTGCCTATAGTGATATATATTTTATGCCGTCTGATTGTAGTGGTTGGCAGTTTAAATGCCATATAAATGCTATGCCTTTGATCTATTGGATAGAAAAAGTTAAAGGTACTGACGATATTTTATTAGGCGGTACATCTCATACTATATATCAAATGAATTTTAATTTAGATATTTACTGGCCTATTTATACACAAAATCAATATGCAATATACACACACGAAATAGTTGGATCTGATTGGTATTTTGGTACATATAGCAGTGCAGATATTTTTAAATTAGAATATCCTCAAATATAGGAGAAAACATGAGAGTTTGTATAAATAAAACAACTGGCAAACTTATTGAAGCTCAAAGCGGTGGCAATAATCTTGAAGTATTAAAACAAAATGCCATAGATGCTGGATTTAATGAAGAAGATTTAGAGGTAAAAAATGTATCTGATGAAGAATATAAAGTTATACGTACAACAAATAACAAGGAGTATAAAAAACAAAAAGCTTGGAGAAAATATGTTGACTTTTTGAAAGAAGGGTTTACATTTAAAGATGTAAAATATCAATGTGATGAAGATGCTATGAAAGATTGGCATCAGTTTTCAACATACACAAAATTATTGCCTGATGATACTGTTGTAAAAATAAGAGCTATGGATAATACAATGGTTTCAATAACAGTTAAAGAATATAATGAAGAGTTTGTACCTTCTATATGTTTATATATTTACACAGCAAGGCAGAAATATTGGGAGGAGATAGATGCGTTACTTTAAAAATTCAGAGTTTCCTGAAGACCCTGACAAATACGCAGCAGATAGTTTATTATTCAATCTTGATAGGTTAAGAGCTTATATGGGAGTGCCTGTATACCCTTCTCCTGCAAAAGGAGCGCTTGCAAGATTTGATGAGAAATCAAAAGACTCTCAGCATTATGCTGTAGGCAGATTATCAACTGCATGTGATATTTTTATTGATTGTAATCCTTTTGAAGCTTACATTAAAATTCTTAAAAGTAGGCTTTTTAAAAGAATTGGAATATACTTTGATACACATTATAAAAGTAAGCCTTGGGTTATGTTTCATGTTGATTTGAAAGATCAAGATTTAATGTGGATCAGAAATAATGGTAAATACATATATTCTTATACAAAAGATTTTTATAGTGAGTTATTATATTTGTTAAAATAACTTGACAAACACATAAATTTGTTGTATATATGCCTGTAAGATTAATTTCTTATGGGCATTTTTATTTATGAAAAGAATAATAACAATAATTACAAAAAAAGGTAAGAGTACAAGGGCTGGGGAGAGTGCTGATGAGCATTTAAAAAAGCTTCCAATTAAACTTTCAACACATTTTATAAAAGAAGTGGTAAGGAAACTTAAAAAGTGAAACTTTACGTTGATTTTGATACGATAATATACCGATACGCCATTTCTCTTCAAAAAACTACTGTTGAAGTATCATACAAAGATAATGGTGTTACAAAAGTGTTTAAAAATATAACAGAGTTTAGAGGTAGAAATAAAAAAGAGCCTGGTGGTTGGTTTGGAGATGTAAATGTCTTTTTTAATTCAAACTTCTTATTGAAAGATTGCAATATTAACAAAAAAACAAAAATAATTCTTAAAGATAATGTTGCTCATAAGCACATAACAGCATATGTTGAAGAATTAAAACAAGATTTTGAAGAAGTTAAAATCATTGTTGGAGGCAATAACAATTATCGTTATAAAATATTTCCTAATTATAAAAAAGATAGAGGTGAAAAACCTTTAAGACTGTTGCAAGTTAAAGATTGGACTATAAATAATCTTGAAAATGTTGTTGTTGCTGATGGCTGTGAAGCAGATGATTATTGCAGTATAATTGGCTGGTGGGCATACAGAAATAAAAAAGATGATGTTGTAATTGGTGGTTGTGATAAAGACCTTCTACAAATACCTGGAAAACATTGGAATTATGATAAGAGAGAAGAAGGAATTATAGAAGTTGATATTTTTACAGCGCATCATAATCTTTGCAAACAACTTCTTTTAGGAGATGTTACTGATGGTATTAAAGGTTTACCCTTGACAACTTCTGAAATATGTGATAAGTATAATATAAAACAAGGTGGGGTCGGGAAGATTAAGACTGAACAAATATTATCAAACATAAATACCATAGAAGGCTTATACAGAGCTGTTGAAGAGTGTTATAAGTCTTACTATAAAGAAGAGTGGAAAAGTGCTTTAAATCAAACATATCAGCTTGTAAAGTTGATGGAGAAAAAAGGAGTGATACCAACATATGAGTTTTCTTAGCAATGTAAAATATTTTTTACAAAACTTGTGGGAGTTCAAATGGTTTCTTTGGAAAAACAGATGGTGGGATTATACATATATTTATATTATGTTAAAATATAAACTTGAGGCTGATATAAAATATTATGAAAAACATTCTATCACGGTAGAAGCAGATAAAATTGTTTATGAAATACAAGAAGTTTTATCAATATTGAACAAACTTATAAACACAACGGAAATAGGTGAAGAAGAGCGTCTTAAAACACAATTGTTTTATGATTTAAAAAAGAATATAAGAAACTGGTGGGATTAAAATGATTATTAAAAACAAAAAAGTTGTAACGCTTAAAGATTTAGATATTTCAGGTTGTTTTGTTTTTTTAGATAATCTTGATAAGGTATACATGAAATTGTACGACCCTTATCAATGTACTAAAACTTTAATTGTAAATTTAAATGAAGGTTTTATTATTGAAGAGTATCCTGATCAAGATGTAATATGTGTTGAGATAGAGGCGTATATAATATGAAAAATGGATTTTGAAGGAGTTGAGAATGATTTTCATGAAACAAAGAAACACAAGAAAAAGAACAATAAGCGCAGGTGATTTAGTTGTAGATGTAGTTATTGATAATAATAAAATTTGTAAAATGTCAAGCATATCTGCATTTAATCTTGGTGTAGACATTATTAGCGTATGTATTAATAATAAATCTTATAATAAAATAGACTTAGAAGCAATAAATAATATATATAAAAATAATAATGATGTGCAGATACGTTTGACTAAAAATGACATTTCAGTTAATATTGATATACCACACTCAAAAACATCTTTATCTTTTTTTATAGATTTATTTTTTAAAAACTTGAATCGTAATTTATACCGGTTAAACACTTACCTCAAGAGATATGAAAAACAATATATAATTGAAACTTTAATATAAATATAGGAGTTATAATTATGCGAGTATATGTTGTTTCTATATACACTGATGATGATTTTTATGATGCGTGCGAACCTGGTGATCTTTTACTTGATAAAGTTGTGTTTATAAAAAAAGAAAGAGCTAAAAAGTACATTGACAATATAAATTTAAAAGGTAAGTGCAAAGTATGTGCAGAGGAGGTTAAAATAAAAGATTATGAAAATATATCTTATCTCTATAATACACATTGATAGGTATGATGATTGGCATCCCGAAGAGTTTGTTGTTGAAGCTGTTGCTTTTAAACACAAAGAAGATGCTGAAAAGTACATAGAAAATATTAAAAAGTTTGTACCAAAAGATAATTTTACTGAGCAACAATATCTTGCCTGTATGTATGAGCTATGGAAGATGAAGTATATGTCAAAAGCAAGTTGGTGTAATGAGTTTAGGCTTTTTGATTTTAACTTAAGGTTTAAGATAGAGGAGATAAAGTATTATGAAAAAATTATGTGACTGTTGTAAATATGAAAAACTTAAAGGTGATGTTGAATTTTGTTTAGATTGTACAATCATGAATAATGAAAATAATTATGAGGAATCAAAATCAACAGATAAAAATAATATTGAAATAATGGGTATTATAAAATCTGATCACACAACAGAACAGTGTAAAGGTTTGGTTTATCGTGCAAATGTTCAACATTGTCGGACAAAACAAGGCATTTTATTCTCAGTTCGTTTAAATAAATTGAAAAAGAAATCGTGTTTTGGATGCGAAGAATGCGAATGCATTGAAGATCAATTAAGTGAAATTAGCTATGATTGGCCACTTATAAATATTGAAACTGTTGAACATGGGAAATTGTATACTATTGGTTTTACAAACATATCAAGAGATTGGGAAACTGGGGTTGTTGATGAATGGGATTTAGAAGTAATACCATATAAGGAATAAAGTATTATGAAAATTTATTGTAAACATTGTGGTAAATATCTTGGGGAGATAAGAGATGCAACTTTAAGGAAAGGAGTTGTATTTATTTGTAAAGAGTGCAGTATAACAAACGATATTTTTAATACATTGTTCAGGTAATTATGAAGTGGCTATATTTATTTTTCATAATTATTATTGTTGCAGTAAGTGAATATTGTATTATTAAATATCATAATAAAATAAGTTATCTTGATATATATCTTATTGGTGTTGTTGTAGGCACAATATCTGAGTTTATCATATTAATGTGGTGTATATGAAATTGTGGACACAATATAGAGTAAAAGAGTATGAAGAACAACATTATTGGTATATAGGATTAAGATATTGGAGATTTAGTAAGAGATTTTTAAAGTATCTGATGAGGAGATTATGAAAAAATATCAAATAATATACGCAGACCCACCTTGGGCATATGGGAGTAAAAGTTGTGTAAATAATTCAAAAGGAAAAGAAATAAAAAAATTACAAAAACATTACCCCACTCTTACAATTAAACAGATTTGTAATTTGCCTATTAATAAGATAATTAAAAAAGATGCTTGTTGTTTTTTGTGGTTTACCTCTGCTTTTGGAGAAGAAGCATATAAGGCAATGAGAGCTTGGGGATTCAAACCTATTAAAATTATTTTTGTTTGGGAAAAAATAACAAAAAACGGAAAAACTTGTCAAAATGTAGGGCCTTGGACGATGGGAAATTTTGAATATGTTTTATTTGGGACAAAAGGGAATATGACACAATATAAAAGAAAAAATAATATCCCTGAAAAAATAAGAGCAATAAGAACAAAGCATAGTGAAAAACCACAAGAAGTTAGAGAGAAAATAATTGAACTGTTTGGTAATTTATCACGAATAGAACTTTTTGCAAGACAAAAAACACTTGATTGGGATGTTTGGGGCAACGAGGTAGATAGTGATATTGATTTATTAGGAGTAAAATAAAATGAAATATCAAATAATATATTTTGGTGATAAAGGTACAATATTATCGAAAATTGAAGAAAGAGATGACTTAACAGAAGGTGCTTGGGATAGCCCGTTTCCAAACACAACAAAAGAAAGTAGTGCTTTTGGGTTATATGAATGTATATCTCAATCAAACATAATGCATGCTTTTGAAGACAATGAAAGTATAGTAAAAATTGTTATTAAAGTATTTGGTGACGATCATGAAAAAGTTAAAAAATAAATACGATTATTCACAATATAAGTGTCCTTTCTCATATTTGAAGAAAGATTGTGGGCATGAACTTCATGGCCTTGAAGGATATGAAGATATATATGGTGTGTGGTGTTTATGTGGTTTTTGTGGGCCAGTGTTTTATTTAGACCCTGAAGAGCTTAAATTGGAGAAAATAATATGAAAACAAAAATAGATATAGATTTAACAGCAAATCAGCTTGCAGAAATGTTTATTCATTGGCAAAGCGATGAACAGGCAAAATTTTTTAATTTAATCGGAAAGCATTTCAAAAAATGTGATTTTGATTCTGAAGCACAGTGTTGTTGGCTTACAAATGATATTGATAAACTTGGTAAAGATTTTATATATACAATAGCTAATTTTTTAAAAGCTCAGAAATTAAATATAAATTCACCACATCATAATATGTTGATAAATCATTATTAAAAAATAAAATGAAAAAACTTATATTTGATATTGAGACAACAGGGCTTTTAAATTGTGATAGTATAGACTATTCAGCTATGCCGTATAAGATTAAAAGATCTTATAAAACACATTGTGTTGTCGCAAAAGATGTAGATACAGAAGAGATATTTACATTTGTTCAAAATGATGTTTCAAAGTTTATATCTTTTATACAGCAATATGATGTTATTATAGGACACAATATTATAAACTTTGATCTTTTTTCTTTAAAACTTACTCATGGTTTACAATATGAAATAAATCCAAATATTCACAAAAGAAAAAATATTAAAGAGCCTCTTAATCCTTTTCCTGATACTTTATTCAATAAGCCTGTAAGAATAGTGGATACTCTTGTCCTTTCAAAACTTCTTAATCCTGATAGACCTAGTGGGCATTCTCTTAAAAGTTGGGGTAAAAGATTAAAGAATTACAAAGGAGAGTATGGAAAACAAGAAGGAGCATGGGAAGAGTTTACCAATGAAATGCTTGAATATTGTATACAAGATGTAAATCTTACACATGACGTATATTTAACTCTTTTAAAAGAGATGGGAAATTATACAAACAAATGGCTTGAAGCTTACCAGCTTGAAGCTGCTGTTGTTGATCTTATCACAAGAAGTAGTCATTATGGATTTAGGTTTGATACACAAAAAGCTAAAGAGTGTGTAAAAGATCTTGATGAAAAGATAAAAAAGATAGAAGATAAGGTACACCCTCAATTACCTATAAGAAAACTCCCTGCTGGACAACAACCAAAAGTTCCTAAAGAGATATGGAAAAAACCTTTTAATTTTGATAAAATTTATACAAAAGCAGGAAATCTGTCTAAACCTGTTAGAGATTATTTAATTAAAGTTGGTATTGAAAATCAAGAAGAATTTATTAAATTTGCAAAAATACCTGAAGACCTTCCTTTGCATAAAGACTTGCTTACTAAAAACATTATAAATTATTGTAAAAAATTTGATATTACGGATATAAATGATGTATTTGAAGAAGCACTGAGACTGACAAATGGTGGCATTCCAAATCAACTTGTTGAACAAATGACACTTGCAAATAAAGATGATGTTAAACAATACATTATAAAACTTGGTTGGAAACCAACAACATGGAATGAAAGAGATTTGTTTCTTGATGCTAAGAAGAAAAAAAGAACAAAGCAAGAAGTTAAGAAAGCTATAGAAAAATATGTCAAAAATACAATTGGCTCTGAATATGCACCTTTTAGATGTGGATATCTTGGTTGTACTATTGATACACTTGAGGAAACTCTCTTAAACTATTTAAATAAGAAAAGACTTATTGTACTTTCAACTCCTAAATATGTTGTTGATAAAGAGAAAAATATATGTAAGAATCTTTTAAAGATAAAAGATAAAGTTCCTTTTATTGATAAGATAGTACAGTGGTTGATATACTCACATAGAAGAAACAATATTCTTAGTGTTAATGGTACTGGCTGGCTTGCAAATAAAAGATTAAAAGTTGATGGGCATATCCCAACACCTGCTGATACACTTGGAGCTATTACAGGAAGATTTACACATAAAGAAGTTGCAAATATTCCAAGAATCTCAACATTATATGGAAAAGAATTAAGATCATTATTTACAGTTGATGAAGATCATTATCTCATCACAGCAGATGCAGATGGACTTGAAAATAGATGTGAAGGTCATTTTTGTTTTAAATATCCTGGTGGTAAAGAATATTCTATAAAACTTGAAGCTGCAAAACCAAATGATTTTCATACACTTTTTGCAAAAACACTTGGGATCAGTAGAAATGATGCTAAATCTGTTAAATATGGGCTTTCTTATGGGCAACAGCCTGCTGGCCTTGCAAAGAATAATGGGTGGAGTAAACATAAAGCTAAAGAAATATACAATTCTTTCTGGGAAGAAGCAGCCCCTCTTAATATGTTAAAAACAAATCTTGAACTCCATTGGCAGAGCAATGGTAAAAAGTTTATAATTGGAATTGACGGTAGAAAATTACAAGCAAGGGCAAAACATGTCCTTTTAAACCTCTTGTTTCAAAACGCAGGTGTTACTGCTATGAAAAGACAACATGTTATTTTAGATAGGTTGTTAAAAGAAGAAGGATTATTAGGTGACCTTTTTAAAGATGATCTCTCTAAAACACCAAAAGCAACTCTTATTATTGCATATCATGATGAAAGTTCACAAGCAGTACATAAAGACCTTTTACGTTTTAAAAGTTTTGATACAAAAGAAGAAGCTGAAGTTTGTAAAAAAGAACTTGAAAATAAAGGATATGTACTCAGTGATATAAATCACGGAATTAAAGAAATATGTGGTGGTAAGTATTTTATTGCATATAGCAAGGTTATAACTCTTACTTCAAAATCTATTGAGATGGCAGGAGAATATTATAATTTCAATCTTAAACTCACTCAATCTGGGCAAGTTGGAAAAAATTGGAGCCAAACACATTAAAATTCTTGACAATGTGGTATTTTTAGTGTATATAAGAATCATAATCAATAAAAAACAAAGGAGAAATGATTATGAACGATGTCTATGATAACATTAAAAATGGTAAATATGCCACACCACCAATTATTAAAAATAATAACCGGTGTTGTGTGGGTTGTGGAAAATATTCCCCCATAATAATGTTTCAAATTATTGTTCAAATTGTGGCGCGCCGTTAAATTATGAAGAACGTAAAAAAGACTATATAAAGCAAGTGAAGGAAAGAAGACAAAAAATTAATGAAATACACATAATGTTTAAAAACGATGTGTTTGAATATTTTGATGTTGTCGACAACCCAAAAGCAGAGTTGTGTTTTGATATTGCTTGGAGTGAGGGGCACTCAAATGGATTGGAAAACGTGGTCGATTGGTTTGATGAACTTGTTGAATTAATTAAATAGAAGGAGATAAAAATGAATATTTTGTTGATTTTTGATGTAATTAGAGAACATGGAGTATATTTTTTGAAAAATGTGTCTGAAAATGAGAAAGAGGTATTGTTTAAAATAAACAACTATTATTTAGATGATTATTATTCAGAAGCTGATCCAAATGAAGATAAGAAGAAGGCACTCGCATTAGTAGGAGAAGCTATTTGTGATAACTCAGAATATTGTAAAAATAAAGAGTGGGCTTGTAAATGGGCAAATTGTAAAATTAAATTTTCAGAAATAAAAGAACATGTTGATTTTATAATTATGTCTGGGATATAATAGTGTTGTTGAATTATTAAATTATAAAGGAGAAATGATTATGGATCATGATTTAAGTAAGTGTAAAGTTGGAGATTGGATTTGGACAATTAAATTTGGTTGGGTCAAAATTAATATTAACAACAGAGATTCCATTTATCCTATAACAATATTAAAAAAAAATAAATATTACGCATACACATATGATGGCAAATTTGATATAACAGATAATTATCCATCTGCATTTGTTGTTCCTCCAAAAGAATTCAATGCTGGAGAACCTCCTTGTGAATTTAAAAAAGGAGATAAGGTTCTTGTAAGTAACTCAAATGCTTCAAAGTGGACAAGAAGGTATTTTTCACATAAAGAAGATGGTTTTTATTATTGTTTTGCAGAAGGTAAAGATGAGTGGGCATCTTACGGTGTAGCTCATAAATGGATATACTGTAAAAAATGGGAGGAAGAATAATGGAGAGAGCAAAAAGACTTGCAGAAGAACATTGGAGCTATGTTGAAGAACTTTTAACAACCCATGGTGTAGATAGAGATGGAGTAGAAATTACGAAATTTCATTATATCAGTGCATTTATCCATGGGTATAAACATGCTATGGAGGATAAAAATGAGATTAAATGAAGAATTTTTGAAAAAATTTAATACAGAAAAGATAGCTGTAAATTGTGAAACTGAAGAGGAAGCTAAACAATTTTTAAAATGGTTAAGCGAAGAGTCCCTTATGCGAGCAACTCGCTGGAAAGAGTTCAAAAAAGAGACTTGCTATAGTTATTATGAATGTTCAGGAATTATTTATTATAATAGAAGTTGGTTTGTAGATGAACTTTACACTATTATTAAATTTTCTGATCTTATGAAACCTGAATATATTGTAAGAAAACTTTTTAATTTAAAAACGTTGTATGAATATGGATTTCCTTGGGAAGCTTATAATAACTTATTTTCAAGTTTTTTATGTTGTAAATATTTTAATATTGGTGATGTATATAATACCCCAGCTCTAAGAAAAAACATTGATTGGCTTATTGAAAAAGGTTTTATTGAAAAGATAAAAGAGGAGTTTGAGCCTTTTGATTTAACCTTTAGAATTGATTCAAAAGAAGAGCTTGAAACTTTATGGAATGTATTAAACGTAAGTATTAGTGCTGTAGAACAAAGTATGAAAAAAGACGGTAGACCTTATAAACAATATAATACAGATATCCATGATAAATTTTTTGAGCAAGTTGATGAAGAGTTAAAAAAATTAAAATGTTAACATATAAAATAATATCGAGCATAAAAAGGGCTTTTAGCCGATCAAAAAGAGCTAAACAGATTAAAAATAAGGCTGTTGTCAAAGGTGTCAAAGGAAAAAGAGGCGGTAAGATGGTGAAGTGTGAGTCTTGTGGTACTCTTATCCCTGCGTACAAGGCTCAGATAGATCATATTGACCCTATAACACCTGTAATGATATCCCAAAAGGTTATGAGTTTTATTATGTTGTATGAAAGAACCTTTTGTAATGATGAAAATTTACAAATAATATGTCCTGAATGCCACAAGTTAAAAAATAATAAAGAAAAAAAAGAAAGAGCTAAGTGGAGGAAAAAGAAAAAATTCCTGGTGTGTAGGATAGCCCAAGGGAGCAGGTTAAAAGTTATTCCTACAGTAGATTTAAAAACACTTCCTGAAAGATGGGAGGTTCTTGCAGTTTATAAAAAAAGAAAAGATGCAGATGCAGAAATGAAAAGGAGGAAAAAATTATGAAAAAAGTCGTTTTCAGTTCAAGTACAGTAGCCTTTTCAAACGCTAATGAGCATAAAATTTATGTAGCTTTTGATAAGACTTTAGGGTGGGTACAAATTTTAAGTAGCAAAAATAAAGACCAAAAAGATAATTGTCATAAGACATGGTTTCTTGTATTTTTAAATAATAAAGATCAAAATATAAACTTAAATATAGAGAATAAATTCTATAATTTAAAAGATTGTTTAAAATATTATATGATGACTTTTGATTTTTACGAGTTTAATACATTTGAAGATTTTATGGGTAATTATGAAAATATAAAAAGGATAAACTATGAAAATTGTAATTAATGCTCCAGATTTTCCATATGAATTTAGTGTTTCGAAAGAAGTGTTTGAAAAACTTGGTTTAAATTGGAACGGTTATGGGTTTATTGATAATGAAACTTTTAATATCAAGAGTAATAATGTGTATGAGTATAGAAGTTACTCTAAATTAATAAAAGTTATAGAAGAGTTAGGAGAGGAAAAAGCAAGCAATGTTTTAGCTAAACTTAAAATTATTGAGATACCTGATGATGTAGAATGGGAAATTTATGGTTATGGTGGTGTAGAAACAATTCATGAAAAACACAGAATTTGGGGGTAAAATTTATGAGAAAATTTGAAATTGTAGACAGACATTTTATCAAAGATAATGGAGCAGACTCAGAGATATACCTTCCAAAAAGAGCAACACCTGGCTCAGCGGGGTATGATTTTAAAGCTCCATACGATATAGATATTTATCCAACAGATGTAGTTAAATTTTACACAAACATAAAAGTTAAGATGCCACAAGATGAAGTATTAAAAATTTATATTAGAAGTTCATTGGCAATAAAGAAAAGACTTACGCTTCCTAATTTTGTTGGAATTATAGATAGCGATTATTATAGTAATCCTGATAATGATGGTAATATTATAATAGCTTTTATTAACAATGGTTTTGATGTTGTAGAGATAAAAAAAGGTGATAAGATAGCACAAGGTATTTTTGAAAAATATCATATAACTGACGATGATTGCCCTGTTTCTGATAAAAGAACAGGCGGAATAGGATCAACAAATTAATAGGGGCGTATTATGAATAGTTTAATTAAATATCCAGTTTTTTATGATAAAAAAGGTCAGTTTATTGTTGATACAGATTATAACAAAATATGTGATATCAGGGGTTGGGGAAGATTTAAATATATGGAAAATTCGAGACAGATACAAGATAATGTTGGTGAATTTATCGCAGATGCGATAAACGAAAAATTAAAAAGCACACTCTATTTAACAACATTTAAACAATTAACTAAAAATTTTAATTCAAGTCCTCTTGATAATTTAAAACGTAATAAAGTTAAAAAGGAATAAGTTATGGTACAAAAGATAAAAGAACTTCAACAACAACTTCATGAAACAATATTCTATAATGAGCTTGTACCTTATCTTGAACCTATGGATGAGAATGTGATATTAAGCGCTATACGTTTATTTGATGAAATTTTGGAGAAGCTTAATGATGAGCAGTTATTGGGAAAATGAAAAACGTATGTGGAAAGGTAAGAAATATAAAGAATATAAAAAAGAAACAATACAAGAAGTCCAATCTCTTGGTTGTGGAGATTGGCCTGAAAGAGGTCTTAGAAAAGAAACACTTGAATATTTTGGTGTTAAGATAGCATATTCAGAAAAGACAGGTGATATAGAAAAAGTTTATTTTCCATATTATGATCAAAGTGGTAAACTATGCGGATACAAGGTTAAAAATCTTACAATTCATAAGAGTGAAAGAGGACATTTTTATGTAGTAGGCCATGTTGGTGTTGATTGTCAACTGTTTGGGCAGAAACAATGCACAGGAACTAAATCAAATCTTAGGGTAGTTGAAGGCGAAATTGATTGTCTTTCTGCATATCAAGCTCTTTTAGATAGACAAACAAGCTCTGAAACACCAAAACAATACAGAAATTTAAAACCTCAAGTTGTAAGTATTGGTTGTGGAACAGTGCATGCTGTTGAACATATTGCAAATAATAACAAGTTTATAAAAGAATATAATAATGTGTGGCTTTGTTTTGATAATGATGAGCTTAGTGATATAGAAAGAAAAAAGAACAACCCTGGCATAAAAGGTAAAGAATGTACTCAAGCTGTAGGGTCTTACCTTGTATCTAATAAACAAAATATCTATGTTATTAAGTGGCCTGATTATTTTAATGATTGTTCTGATGCCTTACAGCAAGGAAGAGATGAAGAACTTGCAAAAATATTATTATTTGATAAAGAAGAATTTTGTGCAGAAAAAATAATCTCTGTTGAAGATATTAATTTTGAAGATTTAATAAAACCAAAAGAAAAAGGGATTTATATCGAAACATTCCCTTTATTAATGAATAAGCTTTGGGGGTTTAGGAAAAGAGAATACACTGTCATAACAGCTATGTCAGGCACAGGCAAAACATTTTGTTGTTCAGAGATAGCTTATAAACTTGCATATAAATCTGATAGACCTGTAGCTCTTGCTTTTTTAGAAGAAACAAGTGAAGAAACACTCCTTAGAATGGTAGCAAGAAAACTTCATAAAAATTATTATAAGTTTGTATTTGACCCTTTAAAATATTGTACAAAAAAAGAACTTAAAGATGCGTATGATTGGGCAAAAGAAAAATTTTATTTTCTTGGTGTGTTTGGTAGTATGAAAATACCTGAATTGATGGATACTTTTAAAAACTTTGTATATGCCAAGGGTTGTGGATATATTGTATTTGATCATCTTAGTATGCTCGCAAGTGGTAGTCAGGTAAAAGATGAGAGGCGCCTTATAGATAATATGATGACAGAACAAGCTGCTTTTACTGCTCAAATTGATATTGGTGTTATTGCAGTATCACATCTTAATAGACAAGCACAAACAGAAATTGGGAAGCTTTCTGACTTAAAAGAGCCTAAATGGATTAATGTCCGAAAAGAACACCTTCGTGGAAGCTCAAGCCTTGAACAGCTTGCATGGAATATTATAGGGCTTGATATGCTTTTATTACCGAATAGGGAGAGGTCTGATGTAAGATTTACAGTATTAAAAAACAGAAGTATAGGGTTACTTGGTGTGGCCGATAGGTTTCATATGAACCAAGAAACAGGATTAATAGAAACAGTTGAGGAGTATTAAAATGTTAAAACCTGCAATATTGTTTAAAAGGCAATTAAACAGAGCGATAGCTGAATCTGCTTTTGATAAAAGATATAAATTCTATCATCTTGGTTATGCTGATTTGCAATTTAAGGCAGAAGATTCAACATGGTCAAAAATTCAAATGTGTTCTGTAGATAAAGAGAATAGTTTAATAGGTTTTATGATGGCGAGTATCGCAAGACCTGAGAACTTCATTAAAACTTTCGATATTATAAATTTTTGCCCCGATAAAAAATATACGTTTGGAAAAGATGTGTTTACATTTATGGACATGCTGTTAAATAAAATGAACTTCTATAAAGTATGTTTTTCTGTTGTTGTTGGAAACCCAATAGAAGCAACATATGATAAACTTGTAAAGAAATATGGTGGCAGAGTAGTAGGTGTTTTTGAAAAAAATACTATCCTTATGGATAATAAACTTTATGATGTAAAATTCTATGAAATTATGAGTTGTAAAGTTTAATTTTACAACTGAATAAAGATAAAGATGAAAATTAAAATAATATTTGCACTTGACACTGATAATAATAGAGTTACAATCATTATTGTTGGGGGGCTATGTTACCCTTTCGATGGGTTTCTTATAGATTATGAAATTGATAAAAGATTACAAGACATTATGTATTTTTATATTGAGAATGAAGATACTTTGTTGACAGAAGAAGAATTATATGATACAAACATAGATATACAAGGCAATACGTTTATTGACACAAACATAACAATACATTAAGGAGGTGGTAAGTGGAATTTAAATTAGATACATCAGGTTATTTTTACAAAGATAAAAAAGATCATGAAAACTTAAAAAAGTTAGGTTTTAAATTTAATGGGAATATGATTGATCGATTTAAAACACCTACAATAAACATAAACACTTTAACTGAACTATTAGAGTTTATAAAGAAATATGGCACAGTTATTATAGACGAAGAATCTATTGAAATTTATGATAACTGTAGAGAATGATAATGAAAAGGAGGATTATGAAGGTATTTAATGGTAAAATAACAAAAATTGGTATTTGGGAGCTTACAGAAGAGCAGAAAAACAAAGTGTTTTCTAATGGGAAGCAGTATAGTAAAGATAAAACACATCGTGTTGCTTTAATCTGTGAGGGTATAGAAGGTTGGTTCAATGTTGGCAGTATTAAATGCAACCCCGACTATGCACCAACATGGAGAAGAGAAATTGATGGTAATTGGGAAGATTTAAGAGAAGGCGCAGAAGTTTTTTTTCAGTACACAGAAGAGGGTAAGTATAAAAACATAAAATTAAAATCATTTAATGTTATAAAAAATGGTGATGGAAAAGCTACACCTTTTCCAAACGATGAGAAAAACAGTAATAATAATCAAACACAAAAGAAAGATTTTTCAGGGATTTCAACAGGGCATGCAATTAATTGCAGCCTCTGGTGTACAAAACATGATATTTCTAATATTACAAAAATTCTGGAACTTTCAAAAAACCTGCATGATCTTACAGTTAAGTTGCAGAAAGAGTATAAAAAATATAAAAAGGATATGAGTGAGTATGATGTAAATGCTATGGTGGGGCATGCGATATTAAACGCTTGCAGAATAGGCGGAGAGATAAACACTATTGAACAGAATGCAAGATTGATTCTTAATGATATTGTACCGCCTGTAAGTGAGTATATAAAGACAGGAAAATCTCCTGTACCTTCTTTTGGGTTACCATTTGAACCTGATGCAGCAGAAGACGACGAAACAATACCATTTTAACCCTTGACAAACCTCCTTATCTGTGATATATGTTAATAAAAAACATAGATAAGGAGGTTTTTTATGAAGCTTTTTCAAGTGATAATAAGAGGTAGAAATAACACAGATTTTCTTATAAGAATTGAAAATGAATATTATTTTAAAAAGGCTGGATATGATATTTCAAAAATTTATAAAGATGATGATGTATTTTATATCAATATTGAAGGGTGTGATTGTGGGTTTAGATTTGAATGTAAAAGAGATGAAATCATTGATTATTATGTAATATATTCTGAAGATGATCCTTGTGAACGTGATATAGATGATGTGTTTGATCTTTTAATGCTGGATTGGATAGGACTTGAGAAATGAAGGTATATACTGTTATTTTCTTATCTATTATATTTGGTGTTATGTTAGGATATGCATGGCGTATGCAACATGAAACCTATCGTAAAAAAGTATATCCTAATATAGCTATTGATATGGCACATATAAGAAATAATACTCCTGTAAAAGTTATAAGGCCTAAAAATATACAGAAGAAAAGCAAATGAAACCAAAAAGAAAAATAACATATCATGTTTCTGTACCAGATAAATGGTGGTGCGATAAATGTAAAAAATTCATTAACCATGATGAATGTATTGGTCATCAGAGAAGTAGCAGTGCTTTCTTTTTAACAATTAAACAAGTTGAACATTGTGCAAACAAAACTTTTGCAACACAACCTGAAATTAAGTTAATTATTGTCGAGAGAGATTTAAAACTTAAAAGAGTGATTCAATCTTGGGAATACAGAAGATGAAGATAATATTTATTTGTAACTACCGAGACATAACAAAACATGTGTTTATACCTGGAGCTAAAGAAATACTTCTCCAAGAGGTTAAAGATTATTTTACAATACTGCATACAGAGTATTATAGCCTTCAGAAGTTTCTTGAAATCCCATTTATGTATGATAAACATAGTATCATTTACAAAAATAACACTATATGGGGATATATAGAAGAAGGTTTAAGAGAGGGTAAGGTTAATTGGGAAGATTTTATTTGTAATGTTTATAAAGAGGCAATATGCTTAGAATAAAAATTGATAATGTTGTGATAGTGGTTCTTATTATACTTACAGGTATAATGGGATATTTTAATTATACACTTAAGCTTCAAATTAAAGAAAATAAAGCTTATATTGAAAAAACAGTACAGCTTTTAAACAGAGATACTGATTTAATAAAAGAAAACAAACACAATATCGGGGAACTTGCAGATCATATCAGTTTTATTTATTCAACTATGGGAGCTAAATAATGAAAGATTTAGACACAATGTTAGAAGAATACATAGAAATTTGTTATAAAAACCTTAGAAAATATAAAGATTTGCTTCATAATGCAGAAGATATATATCCTCTATGCAAAACTTATGTTGAAAAGTGGAAAGCTATATCTCAAAGCCATGCTGATATCATTATACACCCACCTAACTATGGGTATCAAGGGATATCTATTAATTTTTATTTATCCCCAAACCAAAATATAACAAAAGATGTTGAAATGTTTGTTGATGATATGAATGATATATTTAAAAAATATGATTTTTATCTTGATGATGAAGATTTGTACATAGATGGCGCTTGGAAAAGATATGTTTTTTCAAATAACAAAATATCTATACACTGTATCTTTCATTTTAACAACAGTAATAAATGTAAGATTGTAGGTACCGGTGAATTTGTTGAAAAGAAAAAAGTTGTATGTGAATAAGATTGAGTGCGTATAAAAAATAATGGGGGTATAAATGGGTATCATATGTGACTGTTGTGGAGAAGAGTTTGAAGAGTCTTTTTTCTGCGAAAAATGTTCAAACCAATATATCGGCACAGAATTAGAAGAAGTGCCAGATATCAGGTGGAACGGTGTTGGTGATGGTATGGTATTGAAGGAGGTGGATCAATATTCAGGAATGGTGTGCAAGAACTGCTGTGAATGTAATACATGATGAAACGGTTTTCACAGAGGGTTAGTAGATTGAACAAGGATCGCTTAAGGAGGTTGAATAGATATAATATACTATCGTTAAATTTTCTGATTTAGTAGGAGAAAACTAATGTCATATGACTTTGCACTTGAAATGGGGGGTATAGAGGTATTTTGTTATGATTTAAACTATACCTGGAATGTTGCACCTATGTATCAAATAGCTTTTAATTGTAAAGAAGGTATAAACTGTTTAAATGAAAAGAAATGTAATAAGATAAAACCTATTATTACAAAAACTATTGAAGATATGAAACAAAACAAACAAAAGTATGTAAAATTAAACCCTGAAAATGGGTGGGGCGATTATGAGGGCGCTCTAAATGTTTTAGAGGAACTTAAAAAGTGGTGTGAAGAATGCCCAACAGCAACATTAATGATATATTAATTTCAAAAACTGATCCAAAGTTATTTGCACATTTGAAAATTTGATCCAAAGTCACTTTTGGATTTCAAAAACTGATCTAAAGTTGTTTTTGAAAATTTAGTCTAAAGTTACTTGTGTAGCAAGTAAGTTGATCTGGTAAGTAAGTATTATCTATTCCCAGGTTAAAAATTTATTTGTTTTAATAAACCTTGGCACAATTCTTGAAATCTCAAAGATCATGCCACACTTATACATTATTTTTTAAAAAAAGTCAAGCCCAGGAACAATTTTGGCATAACTCTTGCAACTTGCAAAAGCTGTACCACAATAAAAAATACATATACTGCGTAAAACACTTAAAATTATCGATTTAAGCGCTGTTGCTTGTAAACGTATACCGTAATATTCAAAAAAGTTAAAACTTAATCTGAAGGCTATTTTTAAGACCATATTTTCACTTCTTTTCATCTTTTTCTCCTTTAGCACATTATTTGCTTAAACAAGCAAGTTTTGTGCCATATCTTTTTAAACCACATCCTGGGATTTTTCTTATAAAATTTTAATTTTTTACATTTTTACGTAAATCATAGAAAATCAAAGGAAATAGTAGCTTTTTATTTTTGCCATATTACATAAAATATTAATATTATTAAATATTCTTGTATTTTAACAAGATAAAAAATCCTATAATTGTAGTTGAATTATGTATAAAAGGCTGTATAATGGTACCTGAAAGTGGAGGTAAACAGGTTACCTCCTGGAGAACAAAAAGGAAGGGATTGAAACATGATTATAAGATGGTTAGGAGCTTTCAGGAAAAATGGTCAGAATTTGACCGATTCCCTGATCTGGGAAACAATTCAGACTGAGCGCCCCGCCGTTGCAGCCGAAAGGCTAAATCATAAAAAATCCTACATCAGGCATGCCCGCATAGGCCTGCTTGTCCGTAACTCTGCACTCCTCAGAAAATATAAATCTGATGTATGGTCAGAGTATAGAGGTAAAACTCTTGTACGGACAAGAAAGGAAGACAAAGCATTATCAAATCATAGTGAATGCTTTGTCCGTCCTGATTATCTGGGAGTTGTCCTCAAAGATCACAAAAAAATCACAAATACAGCCTTGCAAGCTGTTAAGGATTTTTGCGATCAAACTGGTATGCCTTGTTACCTATTAACCCGTGATAGGAGGTTATTGCAAATTAGATTAACATAGTCGATTGCCGGGGGTGCATAGACTACACAAGACCGTATCAGCCCGGTCATAAAAAATAGGTTGTCGGTATTGCCTGTGATGCCGGATGAAACGCAAGAGACACGGGAGGGTTACTCAATCGATCCTGAACAAAAACGCAAATGGTTGGGCGGGAGCTAAACAATGCAGGGCCCCCGGAAAAGCATAATCAAAGGAGCAGTGAGCCTCCAGCCTTGCAAAAAAGAAGAAAAATATGAAAAAATTAAACGTTGAAATAATTGTTACAAGACATCGTGGTCTTGTTGAATATTTTAAAAGAAAAAAGTTTGTCAGTAATGACGTTGAGGTCGTTACTCATGCAAGCTCTGAAATCGTGGCAGACAAGCACGTACTTGGTGTGTTGCCTCATAGTTTGTCTTGTTTGACAAAATCATTCACAGAGATTCCGCTTTTTCTTCCTCCCAAATTAAGAGGAAAAGAATTAACTGCAAACGATGTTGAAAAATATGCCGGAAAACCAGTAACTTACAAAGTAATAAAGATTTAAAAGGAGATAAAAATATGGTATATCATGAAATTCTGAGCAACATGTCAGAACTTACACCTGAATTTTTGATTGAAGAGGGTATTGAAACTTTTCAAGTTTCACCTCATGTCATCAATGATAGCACTGGTGAAATGTGCTATCGTATCGACTATACATTAGTCAATGATGATACAGAGCATTTTTGTTTAATTTTTTAAAAGGAGGTAAAAATGAGGAAAGAATTTTTGCAGGTTGAAACCAAAGAAGAAATATGGAAACTCTGCCCATGGGCAGCTGAAATAATCCAAGTTGAAGGCGGATTCATGGTGTTTGAATCCTCTGATGATGCTGAAATTTGGGAAAATCAGAAATAATCGTAATCCCCTGTTTTTACAGGGGATTTTTATTTTTAGGAAAAGGAGAATAATCATGGTGAAAGTGTTGATGACAAAAAAACAGATAGAAAAACTAGACAAAAAGAACAGAGTGTTTTTTTATCGGGATTTACAGGAAGTACGGCTCATGTCATGGGCCTACAACGTAAGTTTTATTTTTTTTACAGTTGATGGATATTATTTTTTTAAAATTTGAAAGGAGTGTATAAAATGAATCGACTTATTAAAAAACTTGAAAAAAATTGTGGTATTGAGTTAACTTATCTCAATACTAACACAATGGAGGATCTCATTGAATCGGTTGAAACTGCAATCAATGAACAAATGGAGGTTATATATTATTTAGAAGCAATGAAATATCTTGCGGAGAATGACCCTTCTCTGCTTGAATCTATTCAAATTGCAAGAGAATATGGGATAACAGATATAAACTCTGAATTCCTTGCAACAATTCACCTGCAAAAAAAAACAAGAGACAAAGCATATGAAATTATCAATGATTATAAGGAGTTGTAAAATGTCTACAAAATTAGGGGAATTGTTACGAACATTTGAAATGTGTTCCGATTTGATTGATAATGATAAATTTAATTCAAATCAAAAATTAGTGTTAATATTACAGTTAATTTATGATTCTGAAAAGGCTGACAAAGAATCAATAAAAATGTTGTTTGATTTAGGATTAAAATATTATTGTAAAAAAGAGGAGTTATAAACATGAAAAAAATACTGAAGACAAGAAAAGCCCGTAAAACCCTGAGAAAAGTTGAAACTTTGAAAAAAATTGCAAATACAGGCAAGATTTTTTCTGTAGAATTTATCAAGAAAAATGGAGAGACAAGAAGAATGACTTGCCGGGCAGGAGTCAAAAAATATTTAAGGGGAGGAGTGAATACAACAAGACATATTCCGAAATACTTGACAGTGTACAGTATGCAAGATAGAGGATACAGAAATATCAATATCAATACCACCAAAAAAATCAAGTTTGCTGGGGAAGAAATTAAATTTTAAAAAGGGATAAAAAATGTATAATGAAATAGCAGGGTTTTTGCATGCAATGGAAACATGTACGGATGAATGGTACAAAACACATGAAAAATATATTGATGCTTGCATGGATAAGCTATCAATTACTCCTGTCAGCAGTGCCCGGTTAGCTGATGATTTTGATACTTGGAGAATACCGTTATCAGCGGTAATTACTGCAAGTTTAATTTACGGATATGACGTAAGGATTAATTGGCATGGATATGGAGGTAAATTCAAAGAAGCTTATGAAGAATTGTTATATGAGCATTTCTATCAATTTTGAAGGTGGTAAAAATGGAACAGTTGCAGATAAAAACAATCAGTCGTATAGAGGTAGCAAATGATAAACTCTATGCAGTTAAAAGTGATGGAGTAATAGATGTTGTGTTAAGTAATAACCGGTATATTGTTATACCTGATGATTGTACTGATATTGATTATTGTGATATATACACCTGTATTGATGATGTTGTGGGCTCAATAAAAATGAAATCAAGAATATCATAGTGATGGAGGGTAAATAAATGATTGAAGTAAGAATAAACACATTAAAGGCACTAACAAATATCATTGATAAAAAAGAAACAAGGGGATATTGTTTGGGATTGATTGCAAACAAAAACTATATTGCAGTTACAGACACAAAGATTTTACTGACCGCAAATTATATTAATACTGATTAAGATTTTAACAAAGATATTCTTGATCATAAGATAATTGAAAAAATTCTGAGAAACGTCAACAAAAAGTCAACTCAAGTTGTTATTGAAAAACTTAATGATAAAGAGTATGAGTCAGTAATGATAGATTATGATAATGAAGTAAAGGTTAAAGGGGGGTTTATCAACTGCAATGCACCTGAAATTGATTTGATTTTACAGGAAGACGAAAAAGAAAAGCCTAACAAAGTGACGTTACAGATTAAATACCTGGAAAAACTTTTGAAAGCTTGCAAACAGGCTGGGGATAAAACAATTACACTTAAGGTTGCAGGTGAATATGAAATTGTGAAGATTGAAACAGATACATTTAAAGGGGGTATTATGCCGTACATTCAATAAGACAAGATTTTGCCCGGATTATTCCGGGCATTCTTTTTGCCAACTTTTGTGGTATACCAGTGGTATATTTATAAGATACAAGTAAGGCTGACTGATTGTTTACGGGCATTTATTGCAGACAATATATTATTGCGGGTAAATTTGTTGGCACTACAGGGAGATAAAATATAGTACAGATTGTTATAAGTATTAAAAGTTATAGGGTATTGCGCCCCGGCCAACCTGCTTCCCAACCACCCAACAATGTTCCACATGGAACAATAAAAAAGTTTAAAATTTATTAGTAATGATTTCAAGAGTTTATGAAAAAAGTTAAAAAAAGTTTAAATTTGTGACTTGACTTTTCTCAATTAATGATTATTTTATTTACAAAAAAATCTAAAAGTATGTATTAGTAAAATAAAATAAAATAATCAAGATTTCTTAATGACCTATATGCTTTTAAAAAAGCATCAGAAAACAAGCAACTTGCTTGCACCAGATAGAAGTGGTTGAAAAGAATTTGTGCAAGCAATTTATTGACACAATAAAAACAATAGATAGGTATGAATAAAAACTTGTGTCAATAAAACTTGAGTGTGCAGTTATGTTGCATGTAAACAAATTTGCACACTCAAATTATCTTTGAAGGCGATAGCCTTCTTTCTTTTCTTCTCTTTTTTATTCTTATATACTATATATTCTTATGCGCTTATGCATAGTGACAGAGTCACTAATTTGTTTGCATTGTCAACTTGACTCTGTATGCAGTCAGTCTGTATTATGTTGTTTGTGAACCAGGTTGACTGACAGTGTTGTTTGGTGAGAATTGTTTGGTAAAGTGACTGCAAAGTCACCAAACTATCTGGCGACCGCCTGCCACATTGTGGTATATCATGTGATATTTTAAAATCATTTTGGTTGTAGCTATGTTGTAGCTGTGGTGGTTAAGCATCTACATACATTCATACTATAAACCCTAACCACCACTATACGCACCCTAAAATATCTGTTAGTTAAACTTATATGTATAATAAATACATATCACTTAAGATATATCATAGATTTTCATTTAATCCATCTTTATTGTCTGTTTTTATATATTTATTTATTGTTTTTGGTGGATAACCTATCGCAGAACACACCGGTATTATGAATAAGTTAATAAAATCATTTAATGGTAAATCTGACACATCTTTTTCAACAGATATGTTTGTTGTTTCTTCTACATCAATAAATGTAAGTTTCATATTTTATCTCCTTAATTTTAAAGGTTTTTTATACAATTTTCATCAAAGGAAACTTCAAATATTATTTATATTTCATAATAACACCTCCTTTCTATAGATTACAGGTTTGCTTGTAGGTATCAATTAAATAATTTTGTAATCTCTCTGTTTGTTTATTCATTTTACCCCTACTGATCAGCTATAGCTTTTGCAATACCAAGATAAGTTTTGCTTCTTAATTTTGATCTATTTTTAGATGGCCCCATTTTCCATATTCTTGGTTCTCCCTCTTCTACTATATTAGTAGGTTTTAATTTAGGAAGTCCTTTTAACCATAAACAGGTTGCTTTTGTTTCTCCATACCCAAATTGCCATGGTTGTATTATTTGATCTGGTTTTTTATATTTTGTTGACATTATCCCTATTAGATTTTCTATACAAATTTTATCACAATTGCAATTAACAAACTGCATAAAAAATCAATACCTTGTTGTTGACGTCCATCTGCAATTTTTTCTTTGAACCACCTTGCACTAGAAACAGCTAAATGAGTACACGGGGGGAATGTTAAGACCATGTCCCAATCTTCTTTTAATAAAGGTATTACATCTTGTTGTAAATGCCACTCAGGATAATCACCTGAACATACATCTATATCACAAGAATAAGCTTCATGTCCTTTTTCTCTAAAAGCTATAGTTACTCTCTGACTTTCTTCACAAGCTACAAGTATTTTCATAATGATTCTATCTCTTCTTTTGTATTTTTAACTCTAAGGTATGAGTTATGATATTTTATTACAGTATATCCATCATTAGATGGTATTACTTCAAACTTGTTATTTTTTCTTTCTAACACACTATTCTCATATATTTCTGAAATATATTTTGTATCAACCAACAATTCATTACCATTTATATCAGTAAATGTAATCTTCATATCTGCACCCTTTTTAGATCATTTAAGATTGTATTATAAATAGTTTTTGCATTTTCACGATCAATATTATTAAATGCTTCTTAAAGTTCATCCAAATTATCTTCTTCAACAGTATACATTTTAATCTGTTTTCCATCTACAGTTGTTATGATAAATATTTGAGGATTATCAAGATATATCAATATCTGTGTATCATCTATATCATATAATTTTGCAAATTTTTTCATTTAATCTTCCTTATAATCTGTTTTTACATATCTTTTCATAATAAACTGCCCGCAAGCAGCTTTAATCTCACTCCCAGGTGAGATCTGATATTTAATGTTATCTATATTATCATTCAACTTTCGAATGATTTTAATAAAATTTTCACTTTCAACATATACTGAACCTTTACAAGAATTATATCTCAACACCCTTAATTCAAAATTCTTATTTTCTTTACAAAAAGAAATAAGGGCATCAATATTTTCTTCTGAATCATTTATACCATTAAGAAATATTTGATGTAAAACAATATCAGTTGGTATACTGTTTAATATACTGCTATTATTAATAGATTTTGGAATTATACTTTTTCTTACTTCAGGTATAGCTGAATGTAAAGAATAAAAAACTCTCACCAAAGGTCTATAATTGGTATGTTTATTTCTTTTTATATTTTTTAAACTATCCTCTAATTTAGATATATATGAAAAATCTATGTTAATTGTAGGTAACACTGTGCCTATATCAACACCATCAATACCTTTTGCTAATTTATTTTTTATTACATAATCAACAATTCTTAACGTAACATTATATGTTTTTTCTAAATTAAAACATGCATCCCCCATTCCCATCCAACAAATCTTAATATATTTATTACGTATAGAAATATCGTCTTTTATTTTAGACTTTATACTGTCTATAACATTTGTAAAAATTTCATCTTCTGATAAATTATAAAAAAGATAATTTTTAATTGTTAAATAACACATTTTACATTTAACAGGGCAACCTACACTTGAAGAAATAAACACAGAAAATTTATTTCTATCAGTATAATTTTCTTCTATTTTATTTGTTAGTTTATTATAATAATAATTACATGATGATACTGTTTTTATACAAGTTTCACTGCCATCTTCATGCAAGTATTTAACAACACTCCCATCTTTATTACTATAAATTTCCATTTTACCTCCTTTACTTATTTTTAATCCTCCTCATATCCTATCTTTATATATTTATTTATTGTTTCTGGCAAATAACCTATAGCAGAACACACAGGTATTATAAAAAGATTAATAAAATCAGTCAGCGGTAAATCTGACACAGCTCTTTCGATAGAAATGTTTGTTGTTTCTGCATCAATAGCACTAACTTCTTCAAATATTAGTTTTGTTTTCATGCTTTCTCCTTTATTATTTTATACCTATATATCACATTTATCTTGTTTTGTCAAACTTTTTCTTTAAATCCTCAACACTATAATCATTTCTAAACCTTCTAAAAGATTTTTTATCCATTTTTTCAACTTCTCTCCATAAATCTGGAAAATTATTATATAATGTTTGAAGTTCTTTTATTCTTGAAAGTGGACAACAAAAACAAGATACTCTATTAAATTTTTCATAAAGTCCGCCCCAATCAAACCCTTTTTCGTAACAATATCTAAGAGCATCTTTTTCTGTTATACCCCAACCAACTAAAGGATATTTTATATTTCTTCCTTTATTATTTTTAGTTCTTTCTCTCTCATCGTATGCAATACCATGGTATTCTATAATATTATTTAAATTTTTTATTTCTTTTTTAAAAGCTTCTCTCTTTAAAGCCGTACACCATCTATTTCTGAAATCGGGCCAACCATATCCTTTTTTACCTTTATTTTTACCTTTTGTTTTTATATGATCTCCGAACCAATAATCAAAATTTATTTTTACAGTTTCAATTTTATATGGAGCTATATAATCTTGAACTTTTTGTATGTGTTCATACATTTGTGGAAACTCTTTTGTAGTATCTATACATATTATCTTATCAACTTGAATACCTTTTTCAAGCATCATTAATAACATACAAGTTGAATCTTTACCACCAGAAAAACTAACTATGTTCATAAAACCACCTTCAAATCTATATGTTTTTTATTAATCTTATTCATAATTTAATGATATTATTTTTTGATTTGAACTTGCAAGTGTTATATCACATGCCTCAATATAATATTCTGGTAAATTTTTATCATACGCACCTGTTTTAATAAAATCAAGATATTTTAAAAAAGGAACATTTAAACAATTTTCATATCTTGTCCATAACCACAGTTTTATACTATATGTTTTTAAAAATTTAATAAAATTCTCAAGCTCTATTAAATTTTGATCTAAAGGTTCTCCGCCTAATAGCCATACCTCATCAACCATACCTGTTTTTATTTTTTTAGATATTATATTTTTATAAAAATTTATATTATCTTTTTTATCAAACTGCCATAAACTTTTGTTATGGCAGCCAGGACAATGCGGAGGTTTACACCCCCTAATATAAATTTCTAAACATTTACGTGATAAATTATAATCTAATCCAGCTATATTCATATCTTTTTATATTGCACTCTATTTGGGTAATCTTCTTTTCTTCTAACTTTATTCCATGAATCAACAATAGTAAAAAAACCAACAACTCTTGTAATTATTTTATCAATACTTTCACCACAAACAGGACACATTTCACCATCAATCCAAACATGATCTTCTTTACATCTTTTTAACGAATAATTGATACACCAATAAACAGTACCTGTTTTTGCTGCATATTTCATTAAATCAATTAAAATTTGTTTATTTTTAATTTTTGTATCAACATTTATATGGCATATAGCGCCACCAGAAAACTTATTATCAAATTTTCCTTGTAATCTAAGTCTTTCAAGAATATCTGCTTTTTTTGTAAGCGGTATAAATTGATTTGAATAAATTTCATATTCATTTTGAAATTTTAAAAGTTTATCTCTTTGTGCAAGCTTAACAGCAGATGATTCGGCAGGGACTTGTTCACAATTATGTGGAGCATTAAATCTATTTTGCATTTTATCATTTTCAAAATTTATAATATCAAGAATTTCAATTACAAAATTTTCACCTTTCTCTGATGTTATATCATAATTCAATATTTCTAATGCCTCAGAAAGGCCAGTCACGCCATATGTACTGTATTGTTTTGATAAATTCATATGCCCAAGCACATATAAAGGCATAGAATTAAATTCAATACGTTTTTTTATTATTTTTCTTTTAGCATGATTTATTTTTGCAGTTATCTCTACAGATTTTTTAATTAGTTTAAGAAATGTTTGTGTTGGGCTATCTGATTTTTTAGCGATATATGCTAATCTTGGAAAATTGTTTGTTACAACACCAAGACTTCCTATTTTGGTTGAGCCCGCACCAAAACTATTAAAATATGGATTATTTGTTTGTGAACGAAGTCGACAACAAGAACTTAATGTACTTGTATCACCATAATAAAAATTAATAAAACCAAACTCTAAATCTTGTTCAGCTACAAATTCAAGAAACTTTTTATCTAAAATTTCTCCATTTTTTACCATAAAACATGCGGTTGTAACAGGAAAAGTTAAAGATGTTCTTTTTAACTCTTCATTCATTGCTTTAATGTATAATTTTTGAATTTCTTGAACTGTTTCGATTGTTGGTGTTATACTGTCAACAATATAATCTTTTATTAAATCTTCAAGAAAATATTTATCATAAACAGATATATTTGTGAAAGGACTCTGATTACCTCTAAATTCCCAGTTCAATGTATAAATAAATGATCTCAATCTTTCAGAAATATATGTAGTTAAATCATGTATTTTAATATGTCCATCATGCCTTGTTTTTTTGATTTTTTCAACATATACTCCCATTACAATCATTATATCAGCCAATCCAGTTGCGCCAAGTGTGCTGTTTGCAGCGTACACAATAAACTGTTCCATTTGTCTAATAAAACTTTCAAGACTTTTTGGTGGTTTTACATCCATTCGTCTTGACATTGTAAGGCCTTCAAGGGCAATATCATATGTTGAAAAGTTAAAGCAGTAGGGCCGTCCTATATCAAAAAAATCATTTATATATATTTCTCCAGAAATTTGTTTTTCAATGATTTTATTTGCTTCTAACAATCCATAGGTTTTTTTTAATTCTTTCCACAACAAATAATGAGAATTATATTTTTGTAATGGTTTTGGAAACTCAAAGTTGTAATCAATGACACTTTTTCCAGAAACATTGGCATTCGCATCTATAGAGATATCTGCTGTTGTTGTATTAAGTTTGAAAAAATTTTTAGAAAATTTATTCAGATCAAGTTGATCTCCGATTCCATTTTCAGTATATATATCTCTGCCGTATTTAGCCCATAGATGCATCATTAGGTCTGCAAAATCCTGATCCCATGTAATTTTAAAATACATATGAACTCCGTATTATATTTGTTTATTTATTCTTACATACCATCTTTTTAAATTCTTCATGTTCCGCTAAACTCTGCTGCAAAAGTTTTTTAGTTATCAATATTTGACTCCTTTTTATTTGCTTTCACAAAATGTTCATAATTCTTCTCATCAAAACAACAATAACTCTGCCAATTGCTTTCAGATTTTGTTAAAAACCTCAAACACTTATCTTTCTTTTTACATTTTTTGTTTATGTATAATGTCATACCTACCATTTTAAAAACTTCTTGTATTTACAATTATTTTGCATGTGTTTTACAAATTTTTGCCACTCTTCGAGTCTATGATTTTTCCTTTGATTAATTATATGTCGCAAAACTTTATAATTTGTGCAAATAATTCTTCTTTGTAAAAACCCTTCTGGTAAAACTTCTTTTAATTTTTGAAAATATTTCTGTTTTAATTCTTTGTTTACAAATTCATAAGCAGAAATATAATTGTTTAACCATTCAAGAAGGAAAGATGGTATGCCTGTATTAAAATCATCTTGTGTCAGAGCTCTTTTTGTTATTGTGTGCATTGTGCTTTCACTTTGTTTTGTAACCCCTATACGATAAGTATCAAACTCAGCCCACCAGTATCTTGGGGCAGTAATATCAATCCATATAACAATACTTTCAAGAAATTTATTATGACCACCATCTTTTTCATATAAAGTTTTAGCAATACTATACATTTTATACACTGGTTTATTGTATGATAGAGACAACCCAAGCATCGCTTCTTCATAACCACTTTCATTTAAAATTCTAATTTTCATTTTCATAGAATTATATTCCTTCGTAACTTTCTTTCATTCTTTCAATCAATTTATCAACTTCATCATCAATGTTTTGAGTGTAAGGAGTTTCAAATTTTTCATAACTATCAAGGTTCACAAATATTTTTTTATAAATAGACATTCCTTCTGTTGTGTTATAACTATAAAGAACATCAAACATAAGATTGTTTATTGATAAATCCAGTTCTTTACATGCGTTCTCTATTTTTTCTTTCCATGACATTTTATTTCCCCTGATTTTGCAATTATAACAACATGCTTCTGTTTCCTCAAATGAAACATCTGAATATGGTGTTATTAGTTTATTATAAGCTTTGTTATTTTTTAAATCATCAAAACTTATGAACTTACTACAAAAATCACATTTTATTTGGTTGTTTTTTGTAATCATTTCATTATTTTTGTTAAATCTTTTTTAACTTTATCAATTAAAATCTGAACGGTTGCCTCATAAACTTCATCATCATAATGAATCATATCAGTAAGAATTTCTTTTATCGCTTCTTTTGTAAAAACTTCTTCTGCGATTTCTTCAATAAGTTTATGTTTTGATTTTACAATTTTAACAAATTCTTTTTCAACCGTTTGATATAAAAAATCTTTAAAAGTTTTTTCTAATGTTTCCATAATTATTCCTCCTATATCTTATTCTTTCATATCTGATTCTGTAGCCCAAATTTTTGGTGGGCATATCAGCGGGGATTGTTGTGGGGTTGAAAAATCATGATTTCCAAATAACTCATGCAAACTCTTATAAATCTCTTTTGCTGCTTTATATTCAAGTGAATATGTTTCGTCACAAACCTCTATAACTATTTCTTTAATCATAATTACACTCCCCTTTTATTCTAATCTACAAAAATTTCCGAATAGTAAATATTTAATTTAAACAATAAATTAAATTTCTCCACAATATTTTCCACCAAGTTTTTGTAAATAATCGGCTAACAAATATCTATGACAAAAACTATTTTTAGGACAAAAACATACAAGAACAACTTTATCTTTAGATAAAATATCTTCCCACACAGATTTATATTTTTTATATGATTGTAGCATGAGTTTATGATATCTCTCCGTATAAGATGTTTTATTATTATTTTGTTTAAATTTAAAAACCATATTCCAAGTGGGGGCAAATATTTTACCTATAGGATCATTTCCTTTTACGGTTATATCTAATCTACCATCTCCAGAATAATTATATCTACTTGTATAGATCATTTCATATTTTATTATTATCTATATATTTCATAATATTTCCCCGCATTCTGGACAAACAAACACATTGTCATCAAATATTTTTATTTCTTGTAATACAGGGTCATCTCCAACCCAACCACAGGCTTTACACTCCCATAGTTCTTCTTCTAATGGCTCTTCACACAAAAACTTTCTCCTTAATCTTATCACCACAAACAGTACAAATCCATGTATAAATTTTCATGTTTGGTGTATATTCAACTTTTATACACACCATATATTCTCCACATTTACATCTCATGGCTCTAAATTCCCCACACTCGGTCTGTTAGACGCATTATCATACCCATGTTTACTCCAACCAAACCCTTTTAATCTGAATGAAACTCCTTTACCTATTTCTGAAGTTTTAACACCAACACTTTGTTTACTTTTCTTTTCACATATCGGGCAATAGGCAAGTTTTGTTCCTACAGACTCTATACTTTCAAAAATTTTATCACAAGTTAAGCACTTAAAATCATACAAAGGCATGTTTACCTCCTATACTTTTTATCTATTCTCCACGCTATCTCAAACATATATAGTGCTAACGCTACTTTCCAACCACAATGTACGATTATTATATACATAGCGATACACAATATTATACATCCAATACAATTTACAATTATTTTTGTTTTCATTTTGACTCTTTTTTTAAGATTTATTAATTAAATTTACTATTTTACAAGCAAGTTCATATGTGTTTTTATTTTCAAAATGATTGTCATATACTACATAATTTTCTATTGAGTCTCCATCTAATTCTCTAACAGATGGTGTATCATTTCCACTATTCCACAACTCAATTTTATATTCATATCCATAATCATCAGTTATCTTTATCTCTGTACCATAGTATTTACCTGATAATGGCAAAAGTTCTGCTTTCATTTTTAAACCTTTTTAGATATTATATATCAAAATCTGTTGTTTCTGTCAAGTCTTTTATGTAAAGAATTTGATTTTTATTTATTGCAAGAAAAGTTTTATCATGAAAAATTAAAGATAGAAACTGAGCAGAATGTTGTTCAAGAAAATCAGAAACTCTTCCAAACCCAACAATATTTAGATGACCTGTTATAGCTTTGTGATCTCTAAGATATATTTTTACATAGGTATAATTAGTACTGTACATAGTTATATTTTATAACTCCTGCTTTTAGTTGTTTTAAGGTGTTTTTTAAACACTGTGAACTTTACATCATCAACATCTTTATAATTTTCAGGTATTTCAAACAATATCATCCCAAAATGCACAGTACCAGAACATTGCCTACCACCAAACTTTGTGTCAGGAGCTTGTAAAGCAGGTGTTGTCATACCAAGAAATGTGTTTGGGTCTTTCACACTCATATGATAATGAACATGGCTTCTTATAAACACATCAGACTTAGGCGCACCATCAATGTTATGCCACTCAAGATTCCATATATATTCTTTTATTAAAGCACCAACACGGCTTTGTAATACAGAGCTTCCAGCTATTTTATGTTTAAAATCAAATATACAACCATTCACGTCAAGCCACAAATGATCTTTTATAATACCATTAAATCTGTTAGCTATTCCAAGCTCAAAATCAGTGCCACCATCACTTGTATGATATGGAGTCCCATATGTCATAAAAAGTTTTCCAAATTTGACTTGTTTTATACAATGTTCAGCCATCTTTGACTGTTCAAACAAATCTGCTGTTAAAAGCTCTGACCCACCACTTCTTGATCCTTTCCCTTCTATACCGTCACCATTAAGAACAAGAGCATCAATATATCCTATTTTCTCTGTTGTATTTACATAAAACTCCCAACATTCTTTCTGTATGTCTTGTTTTCTTGACCACCAATCAGGAGGCGTAAGACCTGAGTAATGCCCACAATGTAAATCAGATATTACAAGAATTTTTTTATCTCTTGTATCGTTAATTTTTTCTATACTGTTTTCTGTTGGTTCTTCAAAAACAGGTTTTTGTTTAGACCCACAAAACGAACACTTATAATCTATTTTATCACTATTTTTACGTTTATATTCTTTCCCAACCCTGTACCAATCATTTTTACAACTGTTACATATTAGACCCATACTCTTCCTTTCTGTTAAAATATTAAAAATAACCTATTAAATTTTAATTCTCATTGATTTTTAGAAGTTTCTTATACTATCATACCAACCAACAGATAAACAGTCTTTAAATCAAAGATTTTACAAACCAACCAATCCTTATTTTCACATAACATAATGTATAATATTATTATATATATATTATGTATTAGTAATATATTATATTATGTACTAGAATAATATGTACCCTTTGGGTACAATATGCTTGAAAAATAAGCATTAATTTTTATTTGTCAAATATTTTCTTACAGGTTTATTCAAACTTTTTTCAATATCTTTCCATTTTTTAAATCTTTTGTAAAGTGTTGAGTATTTTATGTTATATTTTTTACATAACTCTTTCATATTTCCATATGGTGTGTGGATAGTATTTATTCTATGATAATATAAATCTTCTGGTAATCCCCACACACAGTTATCTTTACAAAAATCTTTTGATAGGTCTTTTCTTATAATAACACTGTTTGGTGTTGGTTTTTCACCTATATCTTCTAAGAAGTCTGCAAAAGATTTTCTCCATCTATCACACATTTTTATCCCTCTTTCTTCTAATTCTGAGTATTGGTTTAAGCTTGGATAGCATTTACGCTTGATATTTGCCCAAACACGGTATGTTGGTGTTTCGCAGTTTCTCATAACTCTCCTTTTTCTTTTTTGGTTTGGTAATAATATAATCACTTTTTTAGAAAAATCAATAGGTTATTACTTGTTTTTTACTTTATATGTAATATAATTTGTTATTATGAAATATGTGAAAAAATTTACACCACTTCGTTGTAAATGTTGTGGAAAGATTATCGAAGAAGATATACATGATAGCTTCTGTTTGGATTGTTTATCAGAAATAACTAAATTGATGGAAGAAGAAGCTGAGATAGAAAGGAATCATTATGGCAAGACTGGCAGGAAGCAATAAACATTATATCCTTGCTAAACGTATAGTAGATGCTGCACTAAAATATGAAGAATGGACATCTAAAAATCTTCAGAAAGCTTTGGAAACACTTAGTGAGTTAATGAATAATCCTGAAACTGCTGCTGCAACAAGGCAGACTATAGCAACTTTTATCGTAAAAGAACATGCCAAACATGCTAAGCAGTATGGCAGATTTCCAAAACCAAAAGATTTTATTGATAAAGAAGCACTTGAAGAGAAGAAAGTTCAGGAAGATGTTGGTATTATTTCTCTTGAGTTTAATGAGAAGGTTGGTTAGTGAAATTTTATGCTTGGGCCTGCAAGTAAACGACAAGAAGAGATGCTTAAAAGTGATGCTGATATCACTATAATAGGTGGCGCAGCTGGATCAGGAAAGAGCTACGTTCTTAATTTAATACCGTTACGTTATATACATGATCCTAATTTTACGGGTGTTTGCTTTAGAAGAACTACAAAACAATTACGTGGGCAAGGTGGTATTTGGCAAACAGCTAAAAATATTTATAATCAGCTCCCTAAGAATATGAGACCAACCTTTAGGGAAACAGATTTAACAGCTATTTTTCCTAACGGCGCAAGTATAGCTTATTGTCATTTAGAACATGAGAAAAATGCTGTAGACCACCAAGGATTACAATATACACTTGAATTATGGGATGAACTAACTCAATTTTCTTTTTATCAGTTTGAATATTTACAATCAAGGTTAAGATCAGATGCGGATATCCCTTCTAGGACAGTGGCTTCGTGCAATCCTGATCCTGACTCTTGGGTGAGAGAGTTTATAGATTGGTGGTTAGATGAAGACGGGTATCCTGATGATTCAAAAAGAGGTAAATTAAGATATTATGTAAGAAGAGATGATAATTTTATTTGGGCAAGTAACCCTGAAGATTTAAAAGATTATCTTGATGACGATGAAGAACCTTTATCTGTTGAGTTTATTGCAGCGAACATATATGATAACCCTCCGTGTATGAAAAAGAACCCTGGGTATTTGTCTTTTTTAAAAGGTCTTAATAAAGTAGAAAAAGCTCGTTTGTTGTATGGTAACTGGAATGTTCGTCCTGAAGGTGCAAATTATTTTAAAAGAGAAGACCTTATAAAAGCAGAAAAAGTCCCTGTAAATACTGTTTGTTGTAGAGCATATGATAAAGCAGGTACAGCTCCATCAGATGTTAATAAATATCCTGATAGGACAGCTTCAATAAAGATGTATAGGACTCCTGATAATGAGTTTTTTATTGCAGGAGAATTTCATCATACATTTTTTGATGTAAGGCAGCCTGATGTGTTTGGAAGATTTGCATATAGACCCGGTAAAAGAGATAATATAATTCTTAATCAGGCAAAACATGATGGAGAACATTGTCCAATTATTATGCCTCTTGATCCTGGAAGTGCAGGTGTTACAGAGTTTCAAGAAAGTGCAAAAAAGTTGGCAATACATGGATTTAAAGTTTATAAAGACCCTGTTCCTTCTATGAGATCAAAGTTGCAGAGGTTTATGCCATTTAGTGCTGCTGTAGAAAATGGTCTTGTTCATATTGTAGAGGATACATTTACAAATAAAGCTACTCTTGAGGCTTTTTATAAAGAACTTGAAGCTTTTGATGGTACAAGGTCAGGGAAACTTAGAAAAGATGATTGGCCTGATGCTGTAGCTTCTGCTTATAATTATTTATCAAATGTTAGAAATGTCAGAATAGTGTGTAGGAATCAGACAAATACTGAGACTTTGGCTAAAAAGATTTTGGAGAAAGTATGAAAATTATTAAACTTGATAAAGTTGTTAGAATTGAACATAAAAGTGCTTCTATTAGAGATAGAATGGAGTTTTGGGATAAGGTTCAGGAGCTTATAAAAGATGGATATGTTGTTAAAGAGCCTGAAAATGTTAGAGAAGCTCCTAAATTTGTACCTTTTGTAAGAGTTGATTTTATTAGACCTGAAGATATTGAAGAAAAAGAAGAAGAACCTGAAAGTGTTGGTTTTTTAAAGACTCTTGAAACTCTTTCAAAAAAAGAAGAACTTTTAGATTTTGCAAGTTATATTAGAGTTGAAGTCCCAAGTGATATAGTTATTCCAAGCGCTATTAAAAAATATTTAAAAAAGCATTTAACAAATGACTAAAAAACAATATACTCCACTTACAAGAGAGACAGGACAACCACGTATAATTACAAGTGGTTATTTGATCCAGGATCAAAAGAAGACTGATCTTAAGATGCCTACAAGGTTACAAACTTTTGATGATATGTCTCTTGATGATGCTGTATATAATTCTATGGATATAACAAATCTTCTTGTTATTACTGCCTTGTATGGTGGAGAAATAGTTCCTGGGCCTTCTGGGAGCAGAATAAGTAAGATAGCTGCTGATTTTTTAAATTATTGTATTAGAAATATTGCATATGGTACTTGGCTTGATGTTTTACAAAATGCTGTAACAGATATTAAATATGGTTTCAGTATTTTAAATATTGTTGTTGGTAGATTTACAAAAGGTAGATATAAAGGTAGTTTTGGAATAAAAAAACTTGCTCCAAGAGATCAAAAATCGTTGTATGGTTGGTTGTGGGATAAAAATAATAGAGAAATTATTGGTTTTGTTCAACAGCCAATGATAAAAAATTCCCGTAATTTTAAAGTGTCTGATTATAAAGGATATATTACTGATTTATCTATAGGTAAATATTATGAAAGTAAATATCCTATTATCCGTAAAAATCAGATGCTTCATTTTACATATAATAGCACAAACAACAATCCACAAGGTGATCCACCTTTGATTCATTGCTATACAGCTTGGATGGAAAAAAGGCTTATAGAGGAATATGAAGTTATAGGTATTTCTAAAGACCTTGGTGGTATTGTTGTTCTTCGTGTTCCTTCTGAGCTTATAGAAAAAGCAAATGATCCTTCTAACAACCCTGAAGCTGCCGCTGAATATAAAGCAATACAGCAGAATACAGCAGATTTACATGCAGGTAAAAACTCTTTCTTACTTTTGACAAGTGATACTGACTCAATTTCTAAAAAATATCTTTATGATTTTGAACTTAAAGGAATAGATGGTGGTGGTAAGCAGTATCAGACAAGTGATATTATAACACAGAAGAAAAAAAGTATCTATAATGTGTTTGGTACAGGTCATATACTTTTAGGTCAAGATATGGTTGGAAGTTATAATCTTTCTTCTAATCAAACATCTCTTCATGGATATTATGTTGAGAGGAATATTCTTCAAAAGAAAAATGTAATAGATACACAGCTTATCCCAAGACTTCTTGAAGTTAATAATATAGATCTTGATTGGAAGGATATGCCGACTTTTAGACCTGTATCACCAACAGAAGTTGATGTTGATACTATAGGTAAAACAATACAGAGAACTAAAAGTGTAAACGGTCTTACTCCTTCTGCTTTAGAATATTTGTATAAAGAGCTTGGTTGGCCTACAGATGGTATTGAAGAGCTCGATTTCAATGATAAAGGCGATTCAAGAGCCGGTGATGGAATGCAAACAGCAGGTGTAGGTACTTCAACAAATGTTGGTGGTAAAGATTCAAGTGTATCTAGTAATGAAAATGCAGCTACAAAGAATTTAGTTTTGCAGGAAGAAACAGAAGATACATTTACATTGATAGATACAGATACAGGAGAACCAATTTTTATAAATAAAAGGTGATTATATGCCATACGATAGTGTTGCTGATGCAAGAGAGCGTGTCTTTGCATTAAAAGAATTAACTGATAAACAGGTGAAAGTTTTTATTGAAGTATTTAATAAGCTCGAAACAGAGCAGGAATCTTCAAGATATGCACAAGCTATTAGTGCAGCTAAAAAAGTTGATGATTATGTTGGGAAAACTCTTATGAAAAGTATAAGAGATTTGTTTGAAGAATTTTTATCTCCAAAACAAAAAGATGAAGTGCACTATATCGAGAAGTTTCAAGAAGAAGAGATGATTGCTTATGAACCTCTTTATTGTCCTCCTGATGTACCTGATGGAGAAGGTGAAGGTATGACAGAGAGTGAAATAAAGAAGATGGTTAGCAATATTAAAAAGAAAATAGAAGATGGTATTATGCAGGCAAACCTTTTTCATAAAATACCAACAAAAGCTTTTGAATGGGTTGATGTGTTTGTTAATCCTTGGCCTACCTGCAAAGTTGGGGATCAAGATGTTGTTAAAGGTCAGCCTGTAGCTGTTTGTAAATATCATAATAAGAATGCATGGGAACTTAGAAAACAAGGTATTATCAAAGGGCCAAGTATTGAAGGAACTGTTGGTAAAAAGAAAGAGGTGGCATAATGTCAGAGATAGATGAAATAAAAACAGTTAAAGTGTATCTTGAAGATGTTGATTGCAGTGCAATAGCAATGACTTCAGGAGCAGGCGCTTGTAGTTTAATGAATGAACCGTTTATTTTAAAATCAAAAGATAAAAGTGTTTCTTTGACAGAAGAACAGATTGAAATTTTAAAAAAGATTGGGGAATATGATATTGTAACAAAAACAAAAAAGGAAGAAGTTATGGATGAAAAGATTGTAAAAGAACTTAAAGATGAAAATGCAGCTTTGAAGAAGCAGCTTGATGAGATTAAAAAAGAAGCACTTGAGAGAGAGCTAAAAGAATTTTCATTTGAAGAAGAATTTGGGAAAGATGTTGCAAAAGCTTTGTTTTCACTCGATGAAGAAGCTAAAAAGATTATAATTAAAGCATTTTTTAAACTTAATAAGGTTGAACAACCTGATAATGCGCTTCAGAAGCAGCTTAGTGAAGAAGCTGGCGAAGATGGAGATGCTGAGATTATTGAAAAAGATTTAAATACAAGAATTAAAGAAGCAAGGGAGAATAAATAAAAGTTTTTATTATGGATAGGTGCCCTACACAAAAACGTTTAAAAGAATTATTTATATACGATAAGCTTACTGGTTTATTTACTAGAAAGATAGATGTATATAAATATAAAAAAGGCAGTATAGCTGGCAGTAAAAAGGTTGATGGGTATATAGCTATAAAAATTGACGGTGTTTCTTATTTTGCTCATCGTTTAGCTTGGCTGTATGTTAAAGGTTATTGGCCTAAATATGATGTTCATCATAAAGATGGTGATAAATCTAATAATAAGTGGGACAATTTAGAGCACCTATCTTTAAGTAAACATAGATTAACAAGAGGTATACAAAAAAATAATACTTCTGGTGTTATTGGAGTTTGTTTTTACAAACGTAATAAAAAATGGATATCCCATATCACAATAAATAATAATCAAAAAATATTAGGTCAGTTTTCAAATAAAATTGATGCTGTAAAAAGTAGGCGTAATGCTGAGATATTTTATAATTTTGATAAATATCGAGATAGTACGGCTAAAAAGTATCTAGAAAAACATTTAATAAATTATTGAAAGGAGAAGGCGTATGCCTGACATAGCAACTACAAGGAAACAGCTTAGTGATCTGGTAAAAGGTGTGTCCATGATAGGACAGGATGCCGGAATCAATTATAACTATGCATCTGTTGATGTAAAAGGTTCTGGTGATATTGAAAATATTGGTGTCCCTCTTATTTGGAGTGAAGATGATTCTGCATTTATTGAGTTTACACCTAACTCTGATTGGGCAGCAACTACTGCATATAGTATTGGTGATATTGTAAAACCTGCAACTCAGAATGGATATGAGTATGTATGTATAACTGCTGGTACAAGTGATGCATCAGAACCAACATTTACAACCATACCTGGTACAACTACTACAGAATCAGGCGGTGTTGTGTGGTTATGCAGAGAAGCGTATGTTGGGAATGGTGTAGATTCCCCTCTTCCTAATAAAGCAAATATTTGTGTAACTGTTGGTGCTAAAGAAGGTGCAGGATTTAATCAGGCAGATACAACTCTTAGTTCAACTGCTGTAAAGATGACTGTTATTTTTAGAGGTGAAGCTGCACTTGCAAAAGATGGCTTTGAGTGGGGCAGTATAGCTTCTGATGATCAGAATGAATTTTATGTACAGCTTGAAAAACAGGGTATAGCTCTTGTTGATTCTGGCGATACAGTTGATCCTATTTATGTTTAATATAAAGGAGATATAATATAATGGGTATTACAGTAGAACCTATCAAAGGTGATGAAATAAAAAAAGCTCTTGCCGTTGTTGATGGCAACCCTTTTGAATATAATGATGTAACAGATTCAACTCAGCGTGGCCCTGCAAAACCTAAACTTTTGACAGCGCTTCTTGGTGGTGTTGATAAAATGATGACAACTACTGCTTTTGTATATGATGAAATTACTGATACTGCTCAGTTGCCTTCTGGTAAGTCTTATACAGAACGTGGTAAGACTATTAAAAATGATGATGCAAAACAGAAGATTTTTGCAATTCCGTCTTTTGGCCTTAGAGCTAATATTAGGCCCGCTGATTATGCTAACAGGCGTAAACCTGGTACAACTGAGATGATGGATGAAGCTTATCTTATTGCTAAATTAACTGAGAAACTTGATCTTGGGTATATTCTTCAGGATGAGCTTGGTTTTGCAAAACTTCTGACAGAAGATAAAAATCTTGTCGATGATGGGCCTTTTACACAGTATAATTTTTATACTGATATTGTTGGTAGTTCAAGACCATCTAAGTATGTAATGTCTCTTACTGATACTTCTGCTGATCATATTAAACTTCAGAGAGATCAGAAAAAGGCGTTGCTTGAAGAAATTTCAAAGAGTGGTGAAACTGTTTCTGCTATAGTTGAAATTTGTGGTGATACATATTTCAATGAAAGACTTGAAATTGAACGTAATGAGAGTCTTGGTCGTCCTCTTAGATCAAACCTTGATCTTGCAAGTATGGAGGTAAATACTTCTGATTGGGGCAGCACAAGCTTTAATTATGATTGGTTTAAGGGTGATCAGGACGGTATCATCTATATCAATTATGGAGCAGAGATTCTTACTGGTACAAAGCTTATAGCTGATACTGATGCTTATATGATTCCTATTGGAGCAAAGAATTTTGTTGGTATTGCGTATGCACCTGCACAGACTCAGACTTATGTGAATACTGAGGCTATGAAGAGGTATTCTTGGAGTAATTCTAATGAGTTTGAAGGGGTTACGCTTATTACCGAAGAAAATAAACTTTTCTTCGATAAAAATCCTCGTCTTATAAGAGCGCTCGTTGACGCATAATCTCCTCTTACAGTGTGGGGAGGTTTTCTCCCCACTTTTTATAAAGGTTTATTATGGCGGTTATTAACAGAACAACATTATTGAATGATATACTTTTTTGGCTCCCAAACAATAATACACTTTCTGATGAAGATATTGCTAAGCTTTTTGAAAAAATAATAACTGATGTTGGTGATAGTGATTCAAATTATGATGAAATTTTAAGTAAAAGTCTTAGAAGTTGTGCATTAAAAAATAAAAGAGATGCTTTTGTAGATTCAAATTCTATAAAATTTCAAAAAGTTGGTGATTTCACTGAAGGATATTATCAAGACTCTGTTGTAGCAGGTTGGGAAGCTTATATTAAGGAACTCCCAAGTTTATGTTCATCTGAGTTTGGATATAGTTTTTCTTCTGAAGGTTATAGTGGTGTTTATATAAATCCCGGAGATACAATAACAATCTTATCTTCAGAGGAAGAAGATGATATAGATATTTTGTAGGTGAAATATGTTTGATTGGAAAGCAGCAGTAAAAACTTTTGCCCCCATGCTTGGAACAGCGTTAGGTGGGCCGGTTGTAGGGACGGCAACAAAAATGTTGTCTGATGCATTACTTGGAAAAGAAAATGCAAATGAAGATGAACTTGCGAAAGCAATTCAGAATGCATCTCCTGATGATATTCTTAAAATTAAGCAAGCTGAGCAGAATTT